TGTCGAGCAGCGCGGCGGCTTTCTTGGCGTCGTCGTAGAACAGCTCATAGAAGTCGCCCATGCGGTAGAACATCAGCTGGTCCGGATGCTCGCGCTTGAGCTTCCAATATTGCTGCATCATCGGAGTGTGGCTAGAAAGCCCGTCGTTACTGGCCTCTGAGGCTTTCTGTCTAATACTCATCGATTCTGTCTAATACTTCAGCCGATCCGGGATGGCATTGTCGGCGCATGGGCGATCTTCGGCAACCGGCCGCGCAGGTAGCGAGCGGTCATCCTGGCGTCCGTGTGGCCTCCGAGCGTCTGCGCATTCTTGCCCTCGCGGTCGGCATCGGTGAGCGACTTGGCGCGGATGTCGTGGATCTTCACGTCATGGATGCCGGTCTTCTCGCGCAGCGCCTGAAACGCTTCCTTGACCGTCTCATAGCTGACTGGTTTCCCGGTGCGCGAGCAGAACAGAGCGAGTGTCCGGACCTTGCGCGGTAGCGCCCTTGCGCGATCGATGACGGCCTGCAGGTCTGGCGTCATGGCCACGATCAGCTTTGCGCCCGTCTTCTCCTGCACAAACGAAACGCCTTCGTCGCTGATGTCAGCCAGGCGGATGGCGATCACGTCCCCGATGCGCTGGCCGGTCAGGTAGCACATTTCGAGGATGGATCGAATGTAAGGGCTTGCCGCGTTGAGCAGCGCGCCGAACTCAGCGTCGGTGATGTACCTGTCGCGCCGGCCTTCAGCATGGCGCGTGATGCCAATGCACGGATTTGAGTCCACCTCTTGCCACTCGAGCGCGTAGCCGAACACGATGCGCAGGAATGACAGGATCCGGTTGCACATGTTCGGAGTGCCAGCCAACTCCATCTTCACTGCGGCCACGTGCTTCGGCAGAACCTGGTCAGGCGAGAACTCGGCGAAGATGGTCTTCAGCCGTTCAGCTGCCGCCTCGTACTGCAGTACGGTGTTTTTGCTCAGCTTCTTGTGCTGGCAGTGATGCTTGAATGCCCGGTCGATTAGATCAGGCATGCCGCCCTGCTTCCCTGCAGCGATGCGCTTGGCGTAGATCAGCAGAGCCTCCTGCAGATCCGCGCTCAGTCGCTCCCACTTCCCATTACGCACCAGATAGTACGCTCCGTGCTTCGGGTACATGCACGCCGGCAGATGCCGGTCCTTCTTCCTCGGGCGCATGTTCGTGTCCTCACCCCGTCAGCCTAAGCTGCGGCTCCTTCTTCGATGATCTGACGGCTCCAAGGCGCGACAATACAACGTCGCGCAGCACCTTGGGATGCCCGTCGCCGCCAACCACGAACCCAAACCGCTCAGCCGTGAGCCAGGCAATCTGTTTGCTGGGCTTCTGGTAGCCGGTCAGGTCCGCCACTTCCTGCGGAGTCATGAACATCCCTCACCCCCTCACCGTTACGCCGGCTGCTTCGATGGCGTCGATCGCCTCGCCGCGCATGTCGTTCCAGCCGCCCTCATAGCTCGCGTAGGGCGGGGCGTTCATCGGCTGCGGCAGATCAATCACTACCGATGCGCGGGATGCCTGCCATATCTCCCAGCGCTCTTGCTCAACTTGCGAGGTGTAGCGTTCGGCGTATTTGCCGTTGTGCATATCGCGAGTAGGTTGGCCGTTTTGCAGGCGATCCTTGAATTTCTCGCGGTGCCACGCCTCGAACTCTTCCCGCATCTTGTCTGTGTGCTGCATGTCTATCTCCTATCGGCTAACCCGCACGATCGCGTCAGGGTTGGCAATGCACGCTTCCAGGTAGCGCGCCACGAACGGTACGAAGTGGACGTATCGCCCCCAGCCGTTAGGTGAGTCGAATTGTTCAAAGTGGCTCGGTCTCTCGACCAGCTGAGCCAGCCCTGCGCGCAGAGGATCAATCAGCTGGCTCGCCTTGGTCACGCCGATTTCGTCTGGTCGCCATAGGTGCTCATAGATTCCGGCCTCGCCAGCCATTGTGTTCAGGTTGTGCGTGATATTGGCGTCGTAAAGGCATTGGTCTTCGTCGTCGTAAAGCGAAACGTCTAGGCTCATGTCTATCTCCTGCTGCGTGTGGGGTTAGGCGTCCTTGAACGGGACGACATTGGCAAGCTCGCGCAGAACTCCACCTGAATCGCGGAACTCTCGCCATTTCTCGTAATGCGCAGCGCAGTAGTGAATGTCTGGCGCAACTCGCTTGGCGTGGAAGCCGCACAGCAAGCGATCGCATGTCTTACCGTCGCCTACCGGGAAGTCGCACAGGTTGGCGCCGAGGTCGCCGCAGTCCGAGCAGTGGTCTCCAAGCTCGCCGCAGATGAAGCCGATCGGCTTTCGGTCCTTGTCGTATTGCTGATAACAGGCCATACAAATACCTCCCCGCCGACTCTCGCCGGCAGGCTGTGTGTTTGGGTGGGGTTAGGGGTGAGTGCCTGACTTGGGGGTCAGGTGGTCTTGCGATTGGCTCGGCGCTGCTGGATGTCAAATGCCGCCTTGGTACTGCCGCAGGTTCCGAGGCTGCATCCGTGTTCGTGGCAGGCCGTGCGATCGCAGACCGATCGGTAGCCTGTCCCGCCACACATCGAGCAGTTGCTGCCAGAGTGACGAGGGCACGGATAGACCTCGCCAGGGTGGCCATAGCGCTGCTCGCGCATCATCCCTGTCCCGGCATCAGGGACAACCGTCTTGTAGTATTCATCGATAGGGTTGGTATTGACGCGCATTCACGCCTCCTTCGCAGCCAGGGCGGCGCGGGCAGCGACGACACTAGGATCAAGTTCGCCGGCAGCTTCAAGCTCGGCTAAGCTCCGCCCCACCCCAAACTCGCCTTCAACCGTTTCATTGAATTGTTCTAGTGCGGCAAGGGCGCTCTCAAGTGCAGCCCGCAGCCTATCCCGCTCGGCGGTCACGGATGAGAGGGCGGCGATCAGTTCCAGCACCTTTGACGGGCTGGCTGATTGGGCATATGCCATTTCGACATCCGTCATACCGAGACGCGGATTCCAAGGCCTATCTTGCTCGGCAACCTCTGCCATCAGTTTCAGCCATTCCCAGTCGCCAGGCCTTCCCGCCTCTGCGGGCTGGGCGCGGCGGTTCCATTCCGCGATCGCTGCATCCCTGCCTGGCTGGTCTTCCAAATCGCTTTGCTGCACGCCGACTGGTCCACGCGCCAAGCAAGCGCTGTGCTCGTCAACCATGCCCTGGCAGATAACCACGGAGGCGTCCGAATCCAGCTGCTCGACGAACGCATCTTGTTGCCCGCAAAACGGGCAGCTCAGTAGTTTGGTCATCAATTTATCCCCAAGTCTGATTTTGCCTGCTCAAGCGCGTCCTTCCAGCAGCGCCCTTTGACGATTTCCCGTGGAAGGCTTTCGGATATTCCGTACTGGGTAGCTATTGTGTTGCACGCAACGCCCTGTAGTCGCAGCTTTGCCACCTCAACTGCAGAGTGGAAATTAAGAACATTGCGCCTTGTGTTTCTCGCTTGACTTGTAGGCGTAGACCAGCAGCAATTACTAGGCTCATAGCCCTTGCTGCTGTCTCTCCTGTCCAGCGTTGTCCCTTCTGGGCGCTCACCCATGTCGGAAAGGAAGTTATCGAAGCTGCTCCAGCGCTCACATACGGCAATACCCTTGTTCCTGTACCGTTCTGCATTGTCTCGTCCGTCATAACGGCATCTAGCCAGCATGGATTGCCACGAGCTGTATGTCGGAGAATATTTCCGACCTACCGTATGGCCGTGCTGAAGGTGGCTTTTAGCTTGATACGGCTTCAGTTCTTCGCTCATTCCACTGCCTCCAGTGCCTTAGCCGGGTAAATCTGCACGCTGCCGGCGTGGGCCTCGCTCTCTACGGCGTAGCCTTCCGGGGTCAGAGGTGTGGAGTAGGTGCCGCAGATACGGCCCTGCCATTCGCTTCCGGAGGTCTTGCGCACGCGGTCGCCCATGGCGAACTTGCCTTGCGGGGCGGTCTGCGCGATGGGGGCTAGCGACACGACGGAATGCCCATCGGCTTCAAGTGCCACTAGGCTTGGATGGTCGCGCTGAGTCGAGAAGCAAGCCACGTTGCCGTTTGCGGCGAACACGGCGTATGCCATCGGCTGAACCGTCAAGCATTCCTTGACAGTTGGCTGCTGCTCGGTCTGCGCGGGGCGGGTGGCAATGGCCCTCAGATCCGTTGCGTGCTCGCGCTCCTGCTCTGCCAGGTACTTCCAGTGCTCAGCGGCCGACCATGGCGAAACGATGACCACCGCCGACACATGAATATCATCCGGCATCGGCAATGCGTTCAGCGCTGCGGCGTGCTGCTCGGCATCCGCTCGGCTGAATGCGGCGTACAGTTCGTCCGGTCCCTGAGCGTGAACGGCCCACAGCTCACCCTGCGCCGGGGCTGGATCTACTGCCGCCTGCCCATCCCTGAACCCATGCGCTGCGGCTGTGGCCATGTCGACGGCGGTGAAGGTGTTGGTGGGCTCGGCCTGCGGTGATAGGGCGGCGCGAACAATCGCGTTTATCTCGCTGTCGAAGCGGGCCATGCTGTCGTTGCGGCGGTCGATTGCGTGCAAAGCTTCGCGCAGCCGCACCACCTCCGCCTTCGCAGCCCCCAGCTCAGCGCCCATGGCTGCCAGTTCCTTCAAGTCATGCTTGGTCATACCTTGCTCCAGATTCTCGAGTCGTTCAGTTCCGCCTCGGTGGCGTAGCGCGGGTTACGGCTCAGCGCCTGCATCAGGAACGCGGCACCGTTCGATCCGGCAATGTAGTGGCGGGTGTTGGTCGGCTTGTGCAGCCAGATTTGGGTCTTGGGTCGCATGGGGCCTCCGGTGGGCGGCAGCGGAAGCAGGCGCATTGGCCGATCCGCTTGCCGTCCGTGCGGCAGAAGATTGGTGCGTTCATGCAGCGGCCTGTACCTGCCAAGCCCCGCACGCCTCGAAGATCCGCGCGGCCTGCGCCTCGTCCAGCGAAGTGCCGCCCGGCATCGCAATCCAGCCGGAGCCGATCAGGTGGTTCGGGTTGCAGCTTTTCACCAGCGCTCGGTAATGCTCCTCGAGCACGCCGGACAGGCTGTCGGATCGGTAAATGCCCTGCGGCGCGATCTCGCTGGCCTTGATGTACTGCTCGCCCTTCTGGTCGACGCAGAACGCGGCCAGGTAGATGACCCAGCTATGGGCTATGTCGCAGATGGCCTCGGCGATCTGCCGGCTCGGCGCGATGCTGCGGCAGGTCTTCCAGTCGACGAGACCTTGCCGGCCTTCGGGGTCCATGTTCACGACTGCAACGCGGAACTGGCGGACAATGGCCCGGCTCAGTTTGTTGAGCCTGGCGTGGGGTAGGTTGCGTTTCATGGCTGGCACACCTCCAGCAGGTTGCCCGAACTCAGGCGCCCAAGCGGCGCGGCTATGAACCGGTCTTTGTCATGCACTACGCACCATGGCTTCCCTGTGCTAGATGCCTGCGCAGCTGCGTGAATGATGGCGTCGAGCGCTTCGCTGAATCTCATGCCATCTGCTCCAGTGCCCGTCGGGCGAATGCCGCCAACTCCCGCTTCGGGTTGCGCCGGCGCTTGAGTACGGTCGTCGGGTCGTGCCAGCGCTTGCGCTCAATGGGCTTCACTTCGCGGAAGCCTTCGACCTGCTGGATGGGTACGCCTGATTCGGCGACGAGTCGTGAAAGCCAGGCAGCATCAGCCGCCCGGCCCGCTGGGGTTAGGTTGCAAAATGTCATGGGATGTACCGGGGAGGAGGGCGCGCGGGGCGCCCGGGGTGGATCAGTCTTCTGAGGTGCCGCCGATGTAGGCTTCAACGTCTTCAGCGGTTGGCTTCTTCCAGTTCAGGATCTGGCCTGTCTCTAGGTCGATATTCAGAATCAGGTAATCGCCGTAGTGATCGCCAGGGAAGAAGTCCGGCACGTAACCTTCGTAGTCGCGCAACGTCTCGCCTTGAGCGTCAACGAACGCACCATCGAACCCGTCGCACACCTTGATGTGCACGCGAATTTCCTTCACGTCCACGGGCACCTGCTTGGTCATATTGATTTGCATGGTCGTATCCTCAGATCAGCAGCGAGCGGGCGCCGCGGTAGGGGTCGGCAAAGGGTATGTCGTCAATGAATTGATAATCCGGCGGCGCGGCCTGCTGACTCCGCTGCGCCTGTCGCGGCGCTTGCTGCTGCGGCTGCTGCTGATCGTCGCGCGGCTCAAACAAGGCAAGCCAGATCGAGCCGTCTTCGTCGACCTTGCAGCCGGCCGGGTTGAAGAATGCGTCCATCTTCATGCGGAAGCCCTTGTCGGTCTGGATGACCGCGCCGACTTTCCGGCTGATGTACTTGGTCTCGCCGTTCTTCTCGTACTTTCCGACCGTGGCTACCACGTCGTATTTGTGTTTTGCCATTATTGCTGCTCTCCGCTTGCGTCATTGACCACTTCAAAATCTCCATCGAACACGTACTCGTTACCCTGTGGCAGTCCGGCCTCTGCGGCCTCGTCCAGGGTGACGGCGCGCTGAATCTCGACCGACACTGGCAGGTACTTGAAGAGTCGGCGGATAACCGTCTTCTTGGCCATCTCTTCCCAGTGGTTGGCCCATGGCCCGGACTTGCCGGCCTTACTCTGTGAGCGAACCGCCTCGACCTGTGCTTTGCTCATCACCTCGAACTGCACCCCGCCACCCTGGAGCCGCGCAACGGCGTAGACGTGTGTTATCTCGCCCGCGTTCTCGCCCTCGAATGGCTTGTGCGTCAGGTCTTCGTGAAGGCCAAGCTGATAGTCGAAATCGTCTTGCTCTCGGACGGCGCGGGCGGAAAGACTGATGATCTGGCCGGAGCGGCGCGCTAGGTCGATCATCCCGCGATAGCCAATGATGAGCTGCGCCTCTGTTCTGACTGTCACCCAGCGGTCGCCCTGCTTTTCCCGCTTATCGAACGGGAGAATATAGGCGTGCCCAAGGCTGTTCCCAGGCTCAAGCCCAAGCTGCGCGCACTGGATAACAGTTCCAAGGAAGCTGGTCCTGTCGCAATTCGCAAGCTCTGGTGTCTTGCGAATCTCCGTCGTGACGATCCGCGCCATCCGATCGGCCGTCATGTGCTTGGGCAGCGCCGCGGCGAACTGCGCCTTCATCTTCGGGCTGGCCAGCATTGCGGCCAGAGAGTCGGACGGGCTGCGTGGCTTGACCTGCTGGCCGGTGGCTTGCTGCATGTCCTTCTGCGAGAAGGGTGCGACGTTCTCAGTGCTCATCTTCGATCCTTGGCCCAATAGGGCAGAGAGAGGGTTTCGACGCCAGACCATTCACCGGTGCGGATGCAGTCGGCGTAGGTGGCCATGTCCTCGATGTATGTGTCTCGACCGATAGACTTGGCTTCGTGGTCGAGTGTGAAAAGGCGCACCGGGTACTTGCCGCACTCGATGCTTGTGCTAACGACCAGGAACACAAACGCGGCCGGCTGCTCGCCGAAGTGCGCTGCGTAGCCGTCGCAGTAGAAGGGGTCCTGCACGTGATAGCGGTACTCGTAGACGGAGCGGGCAAACTTCTCCATGTCGCCAGTCGTCTTCACGTCGGCGATCCAGCCTAGCGAGGTGATGGTCTTGTCCGGCCGGCAGCGAGCGAGTAGGCCCGTCGTCTGCTCTTTCCAGTAGATGCTGGCCTCTGCATCGCCTTCGGCCTCAATGAGCCAGCGTGCGTGCGGATGGGCCATCACGCTCTCGCGGATCAGCATCACCTTCCGGCCCTCGTCGGCAGTGAGCACTGTCTGGCCATTCAGACCGGCCTCGAACTCCTCCCACTTCTCCTTGCCGGCCTTGGTGTTGCGCGGGGCATCTGCCGGGCCGATGGCGTACTGCTCCGCGAACCGGTGCGGCTCAAGCAGGATGGCGTGCACTGCGTCGCCGATGTTTAGCGCTGACTTCTTCTCCTCGTCCTCTGGAGCGGCCTTGCTCCACTGGTACAGAGCTGGGCTCTTGTGGATCAGGTCAAGCTGCGACTTCGAGACGCCTGGCCCGCGGTGGTAGGCCTCGTTGCTGAGGTCGCGGTAGTAGCCTGGCGTGATCGCCTCGACTGGAGCGTTCATGCTCAACCTCCGAAGAAGTAAAAGATCGCCGCCTCACCAATGAGGCCGAAAGCGAGCGTTGCGGAAAGGACGCCGAACCCGGTAAGGGTCCACCACGCCGCTGAGAAGCTGTGTCCTGATGGGGTGTCGTCGTAGTCGATGACTTCTGTTCTCATAGCGGCGCCCCGTTGGTGATTCGATCTGCAAGGCCGTGCACTACGGCGAAGAAAGCTGTGGCCACGCCAGCGCAAAGCCAGAAGACGGCTTTCTCTTTGGTGCTTTGGTAGCTAGCCATCACACACCCCCCAATAGCGCCACGTAGGCGAGAGTTCCGATAAGCGATCCGGCTACGGTGATGCCTAGGGCGCCGGCCAGCTCCTTGAGTACGTAGGCGTTCATGGCTGCTCTCCTCGCGTGGAGGTGGTGCTGGTGGCGCGCCCAGTACGCAGGGCGCTTGCCAGCCCGTTGAAGCTTGCGGCTTGCTTTTCGTAGTGATCCTGCAAGCTACGCAGCGCCTGGGCGAGCGTTCGGCCGCTTGCGGTGTGCATCCATGGGGACTTTGTGCCGTAACCGGCGCTCTTTGCCTCATAGCGGGGATGGCCGCTTCCGGCGTAAGCCTCTCGACGCTCGACATGCAGCGTTGACAGTCTGTTTGATCCGCTCGACTGCGTGCCGGTAGCGCTCAGGTACTTGTCGGGGCAGCTGCTCTTGTGAACCGTCCACTTGTAGCCGGGCATGATCTTGGCCAGCTCTTTTCGGAACTCGGTTGCTGTCATGGCTGCTCTCCTTGCAAAAGGTCTGGCGCAGGCTTGCGCGCTCTGCGCAATGGCAAGTTGTACTTGCGGAAGAAGTCGCGTCTGGCGTCCAGCCACGCCTTGTAGGCCCAGCCAGATCGCTGCGAATACGGGTAGCTGTCGTCGATGGCCTTTGCTATTGCGGCAGGCTCCGCATCGGCGCGGCGCGTTCGAATCGTTTCCATGTGCCCCCACGCAGTCGCATACCAAGTCATGACTGGGCTCCTTGCAGGGCGGCGTCGAAGATTGCGTCGATCTCTTCAAGCGTATTGACGTGCTCGATAGCATTCAGGGCGCGATACAAAGCCCCTTCCTGCGTAGTCATCTGCGCGCCGCTGCAGTCGGCCAGCAGCGTACTGGCGAGCAGCTGATACCGCTCGGCGTCCTTCGCCAGTGCATCCCGCTCAGCGAGAAGGGCGTCGTAGTCGAGGGCTCTGACGTATTGCATGCCTCTCGTGTTCGGCTCGTCGGTGGCGTATAGGCCGGCGCCATCATTGGTCACCCGCAGGTCATATCTCGTCACTTCCTTGCTCATGCCGCCTCCTCCTGTGCTGGTAGCAGGAACTCGCTGACCCGGTCGGATAGGGCGCGTAGTTCTTCGAGAACTTGCTGTTCGGTCTGGAATGGCATTCCGGCCAAGTAGACGCGCTCATCAAGAACCGGAGTTGCGCCTGCTAACGGCCTGACTTGCACATAAACCCCGTTGGTGATGGCGGCGTACTGCATGCTTGCCTGATGCGGCCCGGCCTGCGTCACGTCGTGGCAGATGCAGAACAGGTCGAATACGGCTTTCTGGATCTCGGCGTTCATGCTGCCTCCCGCTTGATCTCTTCGGCGTGCTCGCGGCGCCGGCTGGCCTCGTGTTCGAGGAATGCGTCTATACGGTCATCGCAGTAGTCGATGAAGGCGGAGACGGTTGCTTCGTCGTGTTCAAGCAGCGCCTCGTGAATCAGGTCTGCCTCGGAAACGCTGTCATCCGGGCACGGCTGTTCGCGGCGCCCTGTGGGTCCGTAGTGCTTCATCAGATTCTGCGCGAGAAACCCCGGCATTCATGCCGGGTAGGGATAGCGCGGCACGCTCAGCGTGCCCCTGTTCTCGCTGCCTCCTGCTGAGGTTGGGCGCTATCGAGGGTTGGGTTCTGCGCGTAGGCGTAGCCATCAGCGCGCTGGATCAGGATGCAGTGGCGGTGGGAGATTCCCTGTACCACACCTGCCGGGGTCTGGATGTTGAAGCTGCCGCTCTGGCGCACCGCGACACGGCCCCGGTGGATGCCGGCCTTCTTGCCGCCCGGCACCGAGGCCTTGACCTGATCGCCGGTCTGGAAGCCGAAGTGGCGCTTCTGCCGGGTCAGGTAGCCGCGTGGGAAACCGTGCGCGGTGAGGCGCGTGCGCTGGTACTCGCCACGCCCCGTGGCCTTGATCGACAGCGTGGGCCGTTGCCAGCCGGACACCGCCTCCACCTCGCCGACGCACACCGCATCGAGCGCATGGGTTTTCGGGATGCCCAGCCGGCGACGGTTGTACTTGGTCTGTGCCCCGCTGCCGGTCGCTACCGGCAGGCCGGTATTCAGCAGGGCGGAAAACAGCGCGTTGCGCGTGGCATTGACTGCCGCCGCATCGTGCAGCGGGGTCTTGGCCCTGGCCGTGATCCGGGCCAGCAGCTCGGGCTGGTCCTTCAGGAACGCATCAATCGGACGATTCCCTTTGCGCTGATTGCACGGCCGGCAGGCCAGGGTCAGGTTGCTCACCCGGTCACTGCCGCCGTTGCTGCGGGGGATGATGTGCTCGATCTCCAGCGGGACGTTTTCCGCCGCGCAGTAGGCGCAGCGGCGTGACCACTTCTCCAGCAGGTACTCGCGCACGGTGTAGCCGGCCAGTTCGCCCTGCTGGTACTCCAGCCCGCTGATCTCCGGGCTCTGCATCGCCTGCGGGTCAAACTTCACCCGCTCGACGGCCAGGGCGGTGATCGGTGCCCAGCGGCGAATGCGGGCGACCCAGCTCAGCGTGGTATCCAGCCGATGGCGCAGGCTGGGTGCCAGCCAGCCGGCTGGCCGGGTGCGGTTGTTGAAGCGCGGGGCGCGATGGCGCAGGTTCTGGCTGCGGCGGCGGCGGCGGAAGCCCGCTCGCTGCTCCAGCGCCTTGCGGATGGCCGCGCCCCGGTGAACCAGCTCCAGCAGCGACAGCACCGATACCCGCTTCTGGCGCTCGCGCACCAGGGCCATGCCGGTGAAGCGGCTGCCCGGATCGAGCTTGAGCGTCAGCGGCTGCACGGCACTGTCGGCCAGCCGGCGATCCACCAGGCGGATTACCAGCGGCGCAAGCCGGTGGACGCGGGCACGTCCGCGCTCCAGCAGCAGCCGGGCGCGCTTCTCGCTGCACGGCATCAGCGGTTTTCCAGTATTGTCCAGCACATAGACCGCCATGAGCGATCCTCCGGTTTGTTCGTGCCCTTACGGGCCTGGTGACGGAGGGCTTGCGCCCTCGCTCCCCTCGGGAAGGTGTGCAACCGGCTCCCGCTTGCGCGGCGACCGGAACCTTCGGCGCTTTACCTTTCGCCAGCATGATCCCGGCCTTCCAGTGCCCGGAACTGAGGAAGCATTCCGGGGTGGGTCGGTTCGACCTGTTGCACACGCAGCCGGCTGGTTACGGCTTTCCCTGGTCAACCCAGCCTGCTATCCGCAAGCTCCGGCCTTCAGGCCGGGGTAGTTGACGGTGGATACCTCGGTTGCCCGGATGGGCGATGGAATGAATGCCTGCTACCGATTCCCGGCAGGCGCTAGGCAGGAGTTGTCTTCCGTGACGCCGGATCGGCTCCAGCTGATGGTCATGGCGCTACCAGCACCGGGCGCCCTCGGTTATTACAGGCCCGTTAGGGTCTGGTCTGGCTGGTTCAGGCGGGGGTTATGTCCAGATTGCGACGATGATGCCGACAGGAATAGCTATTGCGCCCAAGGCAAATGAGGTCACTACGATGACCTTAAAGCTGTCTGGCGGGTCTGTCTTGCGCAGAAGCGTGACAACGAGCAGCGCGCATATGGCCACCACAAAGCCGGTCGTTGTGATTTGAAGACCTAGTCCCATCACTTCTCTCCTTTCCAATTCCTTCTCCACCACTCCCACGCATACAGCGCAGCTAGTACGCAGATGAGGAGGAGGGTTTCTGGTTCGGTTAGCATGGGGTGCTCGGGGGAGCGGGTAGTGGCATCCAGTGGGTCGCATCTATGTGCAGCAAAAAACCGTTCACGCTAGTCCAGGCTCCTTGCTCTTCGCACCAGCGGCCTTCGTACACGCGCCGCGACCCTTCCATTTGCGGATGTGGCGCGTAACCTAGCAAGATCACTGCGTCTCTCGGCGCAGCCTCAATCGGAAGCCACCCGCCGTTATGCGTAGCGGCTGCATCGAGGGCGGCACGGGCTTTTTCGTGCAAGTCTTTTCCGCGTAAGCCCGTCTCAATCCATTTGACATACCCTTCCAGAGCCTCGACAAGGGCGCTCTGTTCAGGCTGCACAAGGACTTGTTTGGTTCGTTCGCTCATCTCATCCTCCTACTGGCCTTTGGCCTTGGCGATGGCGGCCCGGGCATTCTCGACAACAACTTTCATCCCGGGGTTTGTGCTCTGGCTGTCCATGTCGAAACGCTCTGCGTAGTCGTTCGCAATGTCCTCCAGAGCCTCCAGCAGATCAGGCGCCGCGGCTATCAGGCGGGCATTTGCTTCGGCTTCGACTGCATCTTCCTTGTCGTCTGCCCATGTTGAAACAAGCCCGATATTCAATTCATCTGCCTCGTCTTCAAGGCAGAAAACGCTATTCCTTAGCGGAATCTGAAGGTTGCTTGCGCGCCGAATCTTCCAAGGCCCCGGCGTATGTCCATTGCTCATCTCATCCTCCTATGTGCTGATGGGTGCCCATGGGCGGCTATGCAGCGAGCTGGGTATCGTCCAACCGCTGAATCCGCACCACCGTCTGCGCCCTGGGCGCATCAGGCCGGCGCACCGGCCGCATCTGCTGCGTGTGTCCGCCGCCTACCAGCAAAGCCAGCACCAGCGGGGCGATGATTCCGCGCTTCATGGCCTCAGCGATCAGGCCGCGAACCGTGCGCTGCATGCCCAGCTTGTACCGGGCGTTGTCCAGGCGGTCCTGAACCGTGCCGGGACTGATACCCAACTCCCGGGCTGTCTCTTTGCACGTCTTGGTGATGGCGTAGAGCGTGGCGCGGAGTTCCTGCGGAGCCAGGCCTTGGCCGAGGCGTCCTTGCCAACCGTTGATTTCGATGGTGTCCATGGTGTGTCTCCGGTGTTCCTGATTTCCTGATGCGCCCTGTTGCCAAGGCTATTGCGGTTTCATAAGCCCGCTGGCTCGGAGCTTTTCAATTAGCTCAGGGGTTTCCTTAAGAAGCCAACAGGGCGGCATGGAAACTATCTTTTGCTTGCGTTCGCGACCGACCAAGTCGAGTACGACGTTTCCGCATACGGCGTGGCCGGTCTTGCAGAAGGTTCCAGATCGCCAGGCAAGCTTGTGCCCTGGATAAAGCTCATAACCGTTGATGATCACGCGGTCGCCCATATCAGTCTCCTAGTGATCGGCTCATTTCCCGCTGCCCACTTCAGAGGAATGGGCAGAAGGAATCGTCTCGCCGATATCTCGCGCTCCGTACCCGATGCTGATTGCAGGCCGTGAGTCGTCAGTGGGTTGGCATCGGGGCTTCCTGTTCACGCGCCTCGATCAGCGTTGGCGTGTGGTCGCTGGGTATATACAACCTGCTGCGTACAGCCCTGGTGCCGGTTGAGTGAGGCACACAGCAGGAGGTCCGGCGCTCCTCCTAGCCGAGGCTCGGAGCGCTAATTCGATTCGGTCTTGCTGGCCTCCGTTACTTGCCACGGTGGGCTGGGCTGAACTGTCAAGGAATCCTTGGTAGTTCGATCTCGTTGCGCGTCTGCCGGAGTCATCTCTCTGCCCGCTGCCGCTACTGGCGTCGCATCGGGTGGCTGCGCAACTTCGCGTGGCTGCATGTGGAGCCACGGCCAGTTCCAGAGCTGGCATGGGGCGGGGAATTTGTTGATCGCGCTGTATGCCGAAGCAGACCCCGCCGCGATGTTCCCAAGTTGTGTAAAGAGCTTTAGGCCGGAGCCAGGGCATCTCTGCCTTTGCGCCGGTGCTTTTTGAGGGCCTCGGCGTCTGTGGGAGCAAATATGGTCTATGCCGTATTCACTGTCAACGGTTTTAACCATATTTTTCTCCATATCGGTTTTTTGGGAGGAATTTTCGAGTTCGGGTGGCGACGAAAGGTGACGAGACAGAACGAAAATTTAGAGGTCGATCACATGCCAAGGGTGTTTCTGATGGCTTCAGTGAAAGCCACCTGGCAGGGCGAGCGGGTAGACGTTACGCCAACGACGGCCGAAGAGATGGCCGCGCTTAGTGTGCGCCTGCTGATTGAGGAGCTAGGGTCAGAGAGAGCGCGGAAGGTACTACGAAGGGAGCTTGCCAGGTACAGGCGCGACTACAAAGGGTCAGGGAGAGATGATAGAGGTGCGATAAGTAGCTGAAATTCCGAGGAAATCGGTATCGCTCCAGAAAAAGCCCGATTTTATCGGTAGTAGTACCGATTTATTCGGTAGCGCTCGGGCTGATTCCTGATTCCCTCTTCATTGATTCCTGATTCCTGATTCCCTCAACAGGCCCTGCCGGGCCGGGCGCGGGTTGGTCAGGATTACCGTTTTCGGTAAGAGCCTACGAGCACGCCGACAATGTGCGTTTCTTCGGTGATAGGGATCATCGGGTGTTGAGGGTTTAACGGCTTCAGGTAGAACTGGCCGGCGTCCTCGATGAAGATCTTGAACGTGGCCGAATTGCTTGATGGCAGCTTTGCGACAACCGGGTCACCGGACTTGTGCGCAACGTCAGGGTCAACGTAAATGAAAGTCCCGTGCGGGTAGCTTTCGTAACCAGGGTAGGGGCTCGTCATTGAGTCACCCTCGACGCGCAGCGCAAAGCCGCGCGGGCCAATCGGATCAGGGCAGGGCATCCAAACCTCAGCATCGCCTACTTCGTAAAGGTCGATAGCCTCACTCCAGGTCCCGGCTGCTACCCAGCTTATGAGCGGCACCTTCTGGATTTCACCAAGCTGGATGACCGTGCCCTCATGAACCTGAAGTGGTTCTACATTTCCCCCAGTATCGGTGGGGTTGGTAGATTCTTTAGGCAGCATGTCGCCTTGTCCAGTCTCCAGCCACAAGGCATCCACCCCGCATGTTCGCGCGATGCTGGCGCAAAACGAGGATGAGCTTGATTTCCCGCGCTCGAGGTCGGAGATGGTTGTTTGGTCCATCCCTACCTTGGTCGCAAGCTGGGTTTGTGTGAGGCCGGCGTATTTACGCGCCGCCTTGAGTCGCTGTCCGAAGTTCATCCCTGAATTCTCACGGTATTGACCATGTGCTTGCAAAAGGTTATGACCGTATTCTAAGATATGGTCATTGCCGTAAAGGGACGCCAAATGAACGCCATCTACAGACAGCTCGTTGAGCACTTCGGAACGCAGGAGCTGACTGCCAAGGCTCTCGGCGTCCACCAAACCACTGTTTCGGATTGGGTCAGGGGCAAGTGCGGCATGGGGCCTATCCCCGCCATGACTGCTGAACAGGTCACCGACGGAACCTTCAAGGCCATTGACCTCTGTCCGGCCCTGAAGCGCGTCAAGACCGCTGCCTGATTCCTTTTTCACACACTTCATCCTCGCAGAAGGAAATTGCCATGTATGCAGACCCCAACCACCTACGCGACCGCGAGATCAAGCTGCGCGTAGATGACGCCACTTACAAGCTGATTGACGCATTGGCTCAGTTTCACCGCACACAGAAGGCGGTGCTGGTTCGTGATTTGGTCGAGGCCGCTTTGGAGCGCCTGGCTGCCGAGGATAGCGATGAAGTAACCGCGGCCTGAAGGCCCCGAGGAGGGGCTTGTGCCTCAAAAAGTAGATCTGCCCGCCTATCTCTACGGGGATGAGCTGGAAATGCTGCGTAAGGCAGCTGCACGACGAGGAATGACCCCCGAGGAACTGCTGGGACAAGAGGTGGAGCGCGACCTGAACGAGGCCGTTAGCCGAATCACCCGGCCATCAGCGAAGCGGGGAACCGTAAGACCTTTTCGGCGAAAGCCTGAATAGGGCCTGACCAGGGACTGAAACCCAAACGGCAGGCAATAAAAAACCCGGTGGATCAGACCGGGTTCTTCAACTACGTGTTGCGAGGTAGCGAAATCATGCCACACCTAATACCCGCTGTAAACGCCTTGACCATGAGCAGCCGCGAGATCGCTCAGCTTGTCGGGTCGCGCCACGCCGACGTGATCCGGGCGATTGATCGCTTGCTGGATCGCGGGGTCGTTTCGGAGTGTACGCCGTCGGCGTATACCCACGAGCAGAACGGGCAGACCTATCACGAGTACCTGATAGGTAAGCGCGACAGCTATGTGATCGTCGCTCAGCTTTCGCCCGAATTCACTGCTCGCCTGGTTGACCGCTGGCAGGAGCTTGAGGCGATGCAGGTGCCGAGCCTGCCAACCACGTTTGCAGAAGCGCTTCGCTTGGCAGCTGACCAGGCCGAGCGAATTGAACAGCAGGCCGCCCAACTGGCAATCGCGGCGCCGAAGGTTGAGTTCGTCGACCGCTACGTCGAGAACGCCGGGACCATGACCTTCCGCCAGGTCGCCAAGCTGCTCAAGGCCAATGAGCGCCACCTGCGTCAGCTGCTCATCGACGGCCATGTCATGTACCGCCTCAACGGCGTGTTGACCCCATACCAGAACCACATCGACGCCGGCCGTTTCGAGGTCAAGACCGGAACGTCCGAGCGCAATAACCACGCCTTCGCGCAAGCCCGCTTCACGCCCAAGGGCGTCCAGTGGATCGCTGGCCTGTGGGCGTCCCGTTCCATGCAGGAGGCTGCATAAAATGGCGAGGGCTCGAAATATCAAACCGGCACTGTTCAAGAACGAAGTTCTCGGCGTGGCTGACCCGATCGCCACGCTCCTGTTCATTGGCCTCTGGACGCTGGCAGACCGGCGCGGAATCCTGGAAGACCGCCCGCTGCGCATCAAGGCCGAAGTGTTCCCATACCGCGACGGCATCGACGCTGACGCGCTGCTGTCCTGGCTGGACAAGCACGACTTCATCCAGCGCTACGAAGTCGACGGCAAGGCCTGCATTCAGATTAACAACTTCGAGAAGCACCAGAACCCGCACAAGAATGAGGAACCGTCCGAGCTTCCCGATGCTGAGGGGAATTATCCAGGGACTCAAAAGGCCGCGAAGGGCATGACTGCCGAGTGTGCCGAGGCCTTCGAAACCTTCTGGAAGCTGTACCCGCGCAAGACCGCCAAGGACAACGCCCGCAAGGCCTTCGCGAAGATCAATCCCGATGCCGAGCTGCTTGCTCAGATCCTCGAGTCTCTGGCCAAGCACTGCACCTGCCAGAGCTGGCTGAAGGACGACGGCCAGTTCATCCCGCACGCCGCCACCTGGCTCAACGGGAAGCGCTGGAACGACGAGGTGAAGTCGGCCGCGAACGTGCACCACTTCCCTGGCGCATCGCGTCACACCGGCTTCGATCAGCGCGACTACAAGGCAGGCCTGACTGAGCGGGAGGATGGTACCTATGGCTTCTGAATTGAGCACTGCGCTGACCGATCTCGACCGCCGTTTCGGGGTGACCGGCAAAAAGCCAGCCGTCTGCGAGAAGCACGGCGACTACATCTCTGTTCTGCGCGATGGGCATGAGCCGAGTTCTTGCCCGACCTGTTTCGCTGAGGTGCGCGCCGAAGAGGATCGGCTGAACAAGCTGCGTGACTTCGCGCACTGGCAGCTCCAGAAGGCGCGCATTCCTCGCCGATTCGCCGAGAAGTCGTTCGCCAACTACGAAGCCCGCACGCCCGAGCAAAAGGAGGCGCTCGAAATCTGCCAGGCATATGCCGACAACTTCGAGGAGCACCTGAAGGCTGGGCGCTGCATGTTGCTGCTCGGCAGCCTGGGCACCGGTAAAACGCACCTCGCCATCGCCATCGCCAACCGCCTGATTCACAAGAAGGGCATCTCGGCAATCTACCGCACTGTTGGCGGCGTGCTGGCTGAGATTCGGTCGAGCTATGACGCTCGCGACGTGACCGAGGAGGAGGTCATGCGCAGTCTGATCGCCCCGAAGCTGCTGATCCTCGACGAGGCGGGCGCCACGAAGCCGAGCGAGTTCGAGCTGGCAACCCTGTTCCGCATCATCAACGGTCGCTATGAGCAGCTTCTGCCGACCATCGTTATCTCGAACCTGCCGGCTGATGAGCTATCGGCTGCGCTTGGCGAGCGCTGCGTTGACCGCCTGCGTGAGGGTGGCGGCTTTGCCATCGGCTTCGATTGGAAGTCCGCGCGCGGGAGGGCCAAGTCATGAGCACCTCCATAGGCACCGGCCGCATTCACGAAGGCCTCGACCTCAAGTGGTGCTGCGACATCTGCGGCAATCCACGCAACGGCCATAAGCACACCGCTTGCGCCAAGACCCGTCAGGCCATCTACGCGATGCCGTCTCAGCAGCGCCTGGCCGTTCTGGCTCTCCAGAAGCAGGGCTTCCGCCCTCAAGCAATCACCGGGGCAGGCATAGGCCTATCCCGCGGCAATGACCATCGCGTCGTTTGTGCTGACGAAAGAACCCAGCGCGGCGTAGGGGCGAGTAAATGAGCAAGTACGACGAATTGAAGCAGTATCTGGAAGTGATGACTGGCCCGGCCCTCGTTGACTCCGCAGAAATCCTCGAGCTGATCGCGGAGAACGAGCGGCTGCGTGGCGCCCTCACCGATATTTTCAACCATATCGAAGGCAACACCGAAGAACTGGTCCGCGAACTGGTGAATTGGGGTACGCCAAAGGTAGACCCGAACGAGTTCTATGCCGAGTGCGATGCCATCAAAGGTTTGGTGCGCGCTGCCCTGAATGAGGAGGCCAGCCATGTCTGATTTTTCTGAGATGACAGAAGCCTTCGAGCAGGCCCGCACAGCTCCCGATGTAACAGACCGCGCCTCTGGTTTAGAGGAGGCAGATCGGATAGGGGGCGTGGCGCTGGTACAGGCCAGGCTGCAGGGCGATGGCCGTCCGGACTGCCTGGATTGTGGCGAGGACATTCCGAAAGAGCGTCGCGATGCCGTGAGTAACGCCGTGCGCTGCAAGGAATGCCAGGACGACCACGACCAGATGGAGGCGCGCCGCCGTGGCTGAGCGTATCGCAATCAACAGCGCCTCGAAGCTATCCGAGGCCATCAACCTCATCACTCGTATGTACCGGGAGAAGAAGTATCTGGTCCTCAGCCTGCGCGAAGGCAAGGACCGGACCCTCGACCAGAACGCCCTCTGGTTCGCCCTGTACGAGCGCATAGCGCAGATGACCAACATCGGCGACGTAGAGGATGCCCGCAGCTACTGCAAGCTCCACGTCGGCGTTCGCATCCTGCTCCGTGACTGCGCCGACTACCGGGAAACCTGGGATCGCCTTTTCCTGCACTGGAGCTACGAGGACAAGCTGGCACTGATGGGCGCGCATCCCGTAGCGGGTCCGGAGGGATTGGCCGTAACCCGCCTGTTCAACCGCAAGCAGGGCATCGAGTACACCGACCGCATCGTGTCCGAGTTCACCGGGCGCGGCGTGTTCTTCGGGGATCTGCTCGGGGAGGCTGCAGCATGAAAGTAGGACACGAAATGCCGGTAAACGGTGTGGCAGCTCGAGTCTTGGCTCGCGGAGAGAGCTTTGAATTCAGAGCGCTGCCGACAGAGGTCTGCTCGCCCGTGCCGCTTGCTGTGAAGCCAGTTCCAGAGGGTGTTGAGGATTTGAAAGGGGCGCGCTTCGGCCGCCTGCTGGTTGCCGGGCTGTCGCAGGACGTGAAAAAGCGCTGGGTGTGCCGCTGTTCCTGCGGGAACTACGTGCTTCGTCGCGCCGAGGCGATCAAGAAGGCTGCCGTCGATTCCGCCTGCCCTCAGTGCTACCTGCTGGCGGTGACCAAGCGCAACGAATTCACGCGCCGCACTGGCAAAGAGCGCCCAACGCGGGAGTTTATGGCATGACCCGCATCGTCTCCAAGAAGCTCCGCGACAGCGCCCGCGGCCAAGACTGCACCGTCCGCATTCCGGGCGTCTGCAACTTCAATCCCGAGACTACCGTTCTGGCCCACCTGCCGTGTGGCCAGCGCGGGGTCGGCATGAAGGGTTTGGACACCGTTGCCGTATACGCCTGCAGTTCGTGTCACGACGCAATCGATGGTCGTGGCCGCGGCGAGGTTGATTGGCAGGACATGCCGCGCGCAATCGCCGAAACGCATATCGCGCTGATTCAGGCCGGCGTGCTGACTGTGCGGGGTGCAGCTTGAAAGTCCCGTGCCCGCTCAACGCCAACCACGACACGTCTGCACTCAGCAGCCTGCAAAAGCTGTGGTGCCACGACTGCCGCCAATACCACCCATGGCCCCTAAAGGATGGCCAGCAACCCCTCATCACGAACAACCGAGCCGATAGGAGGCCGCAGCAGTGACCGACGCAAACAAACTCGCACAGACCCTGGCAGAGCGCGGCAGCCGTTACGGCGACTTCACCGATCACGCACGCATCTGCCAGAACCTGAAACGCACCATGTGTGCAGAGGCCGGCTGGGACCGCCTGACCGACGTGCAGAAGCAGTCGCTCGAAGTCATCGCCGACAAGGTCGGTCGAATCCTATCCGGCGACCCGAACTACGCCGACAACTGGCACGACATCCAGGGCTACGCGAAGTTGGCCGAGGACCGCCTGCCACCAGAGTTCGGCCAGATCAACACCATCGACTATCGCACCGAGGCCGAGAAGGCGGGCCAGGCATGAAGCTCTCTCGAATCGACGTACAGGCGAGGCTAGGCGATGAAGTGCTCTGCGGCGAATGCTGGATTGAACTTGGCGGAATTGACTGCCGATGCTCGGGCGCTGATCGACGCGGACAAAACGGCCTGCCTGATCCGGTGGAAGGTGCGCGACCTCAAGGGGCCGGAGAGGCAGAGGCAGGGCAACGTCCTGCTGGCAGCTGTTCCGGAGAGTGCGCGGCCTGCCGTTGTGCAAGCACTGAAGGCGAGGGCGAGTAAATGCTTGAGTTGATCGTGCCGGTACCAAAGCCGCGCATGACCCAGCGGGATAAGTGGGCGAAGCGTCCTGCTGTTCTTCGGTACCGGGCGTTCTGCGATCAGGTTCGAGCGGCTGGCCTGCTTGTCCCTGAGTTCGGCGCGCACATCGTCTTCCACCTCCCCATGCCGGCATCGTGGAGCAAGAAGAAGCGCGCAGAGATGATCGGACAGCCACATCAGGCCAAGCCCGATATCGACAACTTAGGCAAGGCGCTCATGGATGCGTGCCTCGAAGAAGACCAAGGCGTCTGGGATGTCCGCATGACCAAGCGGTGGGCAGAGCAGGGCGGTATTGAGATCAAGAACGTGGAGGCAGTATGACCTATCACAACGTAGTTTCCGCAGTAGTGCGCGCCCTGGCGAGCGAAGTGATCAACTCGGCTGGTGGTTGTGACTTTGAGCCAAAGGTGCAGGCCGCTCGTGTGCCGGGTGCTATCTGCGGTAAGGAGGAAGCCTTTCTCACAGACTGTTGGGTACATGGCCGCCTCCACAAGGAGCTGCCGGCTCACCTGTGGGATGCGCTGACATCGAAGTACAGCACGCACCTTGACCGTAAGCACGCAGCCATGATGGCTGTTGCAGGTCGGGTGAAGTCACCAGCGCCGAAGCGGTTCGTCGAATGCGCCACTGCAACCTGGGCATTCCCGAAACTGCCGGGCCTGGATGGCAAGCGATCGACCAACGTGCTGCCGGCTAGCTGGTACGTGCTGGATAACTGGGATGAAGACGGCCGCCCGCAGAAGACGCTGGAGCGGTGGCGCCGGGACATTCGCCGTGACTTGGAGCGCCAGGTGGATCAGGCGCTTGTCGAGGCGCAGGAGATCCTCGGTAATGAGGGGTTGATTGCTGAGCAAGCGGCATAAACAGCAGATTTGCTCAAAAAAGCGCAGATTTGTGCAAATCAGCTATTGCATCCTGTGAGCCAATGAGCCATCCTATGCCTATCTTGGTCATTTCACGCGTTGAGATGGCCGAGAGCGATCTGGTAGTGGAAGTGGTTAACACGCCGAGGGGAGATGCAGGTTCGAATCCTGCTCAGATCGCAGCAGGTGAATGCGCAGGCTGATGCGCATGAAACAGGAAACCAGCGTCTCGTGTCCTGCCGGCAAATCCGAGATCGAGTGACGCAAGCCGGAGATCAGCACCGGCCACCTGCACCAATCCAAGAGCCCGGCCTAACCGCTGGGCTTTTAAGCCGTCGGGTACTACACCATGCCGTGGTCGACGGACTTTTAGCATGGCGAGGCGTGTGACCGAGGCAGCGTAATGGCCTCTCCGGATACGGTAACCGGACAACTTCAAGAGCCCTGACTTCGGTCGGGGCTTTTTTTATGCGCAAACGGCTAGACAAGGGCTCGTCCACCCGGCGCACCAATTCGCACCGCATCGCGCAATAGAGTGCAGCGCCAAGGCAGCTTAAGCGGCCTAACGTGCAATGCAGTGCAACCCTCTTCCAAGCCTCGGCCATGTGTCGGGGCTTTGTCGTTTCAGCAGGCGAAAGACTGATAGGCCATCCTGCGCCAACCAAAGGACCACAAGATGACCCATCGCATTCGCTGCAAGATGATCTGTCACGAAATCTCGCTCAACCAGCACACCGAGGGCATGTCGCTCGTTCGCTTTGGCGCGGTATATGCGAGCGGCGTAACCGGGACGGAAGAAGATGAAAACGCTGTGTTCGGCAGACTGACCCCTTACGGTGAGTTCCGGGCAGGCATGGTCACTGAGGTGGCTAACAAGCTTGAGCTGGGGAAAGCCTACTACGTTGATATTTCCCCGGCTGACTGATTCAGGCGCACACGCCTAAGCCCCTTTCCGGCCCCATGCCTGCCTCCTTGCTCATAGGCGGATCGCACGCGCATGTGAGGCCGGACCAAACACCAACGAGACTCCACTATGACCGACCACGACGGCGGACGCACTGTGCCCGAGCGGGTCGGTGCTCTCGAGCAGGACATGCACCTGGTCAAGCACAGGCTTGATCGATTCGACCGGCACCACGAAGACCTGCCAATGCGGGTAGGGCGCCTGGAGCTGATCGCTCAGACGCAATCCGAACTGCTCAAGTCCTTGGACGTGAACGTTCGGGAGATGGGCAAGAAGGTGATGTACGGCCTCGGCGCTGCCGGCGCGATCATTTCCGTGGTGCAGATCGTCGGGCCTCACCTGTTGCGAGCGGTCACGTCATGAACCTGATCCCCGAATGGCGCAAGTGCTGGCGTCTCACCAGTGTGCAGCTCGCCATCATCACTGCAGTGCTCAACGCAGCAGCCGGTGCTTGGGTAGCGTTCGAAGGCCACATCAACCCCGTCGCATGGGCCAGCGTGAACATGGCCCTCGGCGTGGCTATGGCTATCGCCCGCGTGGTGTCGCAGCCGAAGGTGACTGGTGAGCCGAAGTGAGACGCCTACACGCCATCCTCCTGCTACTTCGCATCGCTCTATGCGTATGCCTGATGGTGGGGATGGAGGCGTGGAAGGCAGTAACCCGAGAGCGCGCCCATGCAAAACGTCGTCGATCTAACCGACAGGCAGCCGCACGTCATCATCGATGCGTCTGACGCAGTGCACCAGATACCGCACAGCCTCCTTCGCGACGTAATAGCCGGAAGGCAGCCATCCAGCATCCTGACCGAGCCCGTGTTGCAGCGGATCGTGGAGGAGTGGATGCAGGCAGTAATCGAGTAATTGGAGTTCACATGTCAAAGCAACCCGACTGGGAGGGCATTGAGCGCGCCTACCGGGCGGGCCAGCTCTCCATCCGCGTGATAGCTGAGCAAAACGGCATCGCGCACAACACCATCCTGAAGCGAGCCAAGAAAGAGGGCTGGCAGCGCGATCTGTCCGGTCATGTTCGGGCCGCGGTGAAGGAGAAGGTGACCAGGGCGGTGACCACTGGCGGTGACCAGTCGCGCGTGGTCACTGAAGCCGAGATCATCGAAGAAGCCGCAGAGGCAGGCGCCGCTGTAGTGCTGGCTCATCGTTCCGGCTTGGCTCAGTGGCGCGGCATAGCAAATAAGCTGTGCGTTGCCCTGGCTGATATGGACGTAACCGAAGAAAACCACGACAAGTTCGCCCGGTCTCTCAATGCCGGCGTAGATGCCCAGCTGAAGGTCATCAAGGGCGAACGGCAAGCCTACAACCTCGACACCGAGGAAGGCGACAAGACGGTCAGCGATCTGGCCGCACTGATGGACGAGCTATCGACTGAGGCCTGACAGATGAAACCCGAGCACCTTGCGAAGCTTCGGGACAAGCTGTGGCGCCTGAACAACCTGTATTTCATCACCGACAAGGCAGGCAAGAAGACCCGGTTCCGCATGACAGCGGAGCAGTTGGAGTACTTCGAGGGAATCCATACTCGCAACATCATCCTGAAGGCTCGCCAGCTCGGCTTCACGACCGAGCAGTGCATCATCCAGCTCGACGCGGCGCTGTTCGAGTCAGCCAAGTGCGCATTGATTGCTCACACGCTGAACGATGCAAAGCGGCTGTTTCGCGAGAAGATCAAATTCGCCTACGACAACCTGCCGGCAGAGATCAAGGCGGCCAACCCGGCGCGAAACGATGCGGCTGGCGAGCTGGTGTTCGCCAAGGGTGGCTCGCTGTACGTCAGCACGTCATTCCGCGGCGGCACGCTGCGTTACCTGCACGTTTCCGAGTTCGGGAAGATCTGCGCCAAGTTTCCGCACAAGGCGCGCGAGATCGTCACTGGTGCGTTCGAGGCGGTGGCAACTGACTGCTTCGTCACCATCGAATCGACGGCAGAGGGCAGGGCTGGCTACTTCTTCGACTACTCGCAAGCCGCAGAAAAGCAGCAGGCCGCAAAGCAGCCGCTCGGCAAGCTGGACTGGAAGTTCTTCTTCTTCAGTTGGTGGAAGAACGCCGACTACTGGCTAGACCCGGCCGGAACGGTCCTGCCGCAGCGCCTGACAGACTATTTCGCCGAGCTTGAGGCAAAGCACGGCATCAAAACGAACGACGGCCAGCGAGCCTGGTACGCCGCCAAGGAGAAGACCCTCGGCGACGACATGAAGCGGGAATACCCGTCGATCCCTGCCGAGGCATTCCAGCAGAGCATCGAGGGCGCCTACTACGCCAAGCAGTTCGCCAAGCTGTATGCGCAGCAAAGAATCGGCGTGTTGCCCGACAACAGCCACCAGCCGGTGCATACCTTCTGGGATATCGGCGTGGGCGACTCGACGGCGATCTGGTTCGTTCGGATCGTGGGCGATGAGTTCCACGTCGTCGACTACTACGAGAACAGCGGCGAAGGCCTGCGGCACTACATGAAGGTGCTGAAGGATCGCGGCTACACGTATGGCGAGCACTGGGGACCGCACGACATCGATAACCGCGAGTTCGGCAGCGACGGCAAGACCCGGCGAGAGATTGCCAAGGCGGGCTACGAGATCGACGGTCATCGCTACAGCGTCCGATTCCAGGTTGTGCCGAAGCTGGGCGTAGACGATGGCATTGACCACGTCCGCGAGATCCTGCCTCGCTGCGCCTTTGACGAATCAAAGTGCGAGACGGGAATTGCCTGTCTCGAAAACTACCGCAAGGAATGGGATGACAAGCGCGGCTGCTGGAAAGATAAGCCGCTTCACGACTGGTCGTCTCACGGCTCCGATGCATTCCGCTATTTCGCTGTGGCCATGAGCCGCAGGAAGCCTGTAACCGAAACCAAACCTCTACGGATGTAAAGCCAATGAGCAACGACCCAAGCCAAACAATCCCGGCCGTGGACGCCATGCGCGAGGATTGGGCCATCGTTGCGCCTCTCATGGGCGGCACCAAGGCTATGCGGGCCGCTGGGCGTGCTCTGCTGCCTCAGTACCCGGCCGAGGAGGAAGATACCTACAAGGAGCGTCTACGCCTCTCCACGCTGCTGCCGGCCTACGCTGAGACGGTCAACAACATGACCTCTCGGGTGTTCGCTGAGCCGCTGCAGCTGGGCGACGACGTGCCGGAGCGCCTGGTTGAGCTGTGCCAGGACATCGACCTTGCCGGCAATGACCTGAACAGCTGGTCGGTCGACCTATTCCGCCATGCGCTGAGCCATGGCCTCTGCCACGTGCTGGTTGAGTACCCGCGCGCCGAGGGTCTGCGCACGAGAGCCGACGAGATCGCCGCTGGGGTTCGCCCTTATGCCGTGCTGATTCGCCCCGAGCAGGTGCTTGGTTGGCGTGTCGAAGGCGGAAAGCTTGCTCAGTTCCGCTACATGGAGTCGATCGAGGAGGCTGACGGCGAGTTTGGCGTTAAGTCGGTCGCCCAGGTGAGAGTCCTGGAGCCTGGCGTGTGGCGCACCTACCGCAAGGCCGACAATGGCGGCGCATGGGCCCAGCACGACGAGGGCACTACCAGCCTCGGCTACGTGCCGCTCGTATCGTTCTACACCGGCCGCACGGGCTTCCTGACGGCAAAGCCGCCGCTGCTCGAACTGGCGCACCTCAACGTCAAGCACTGGCAGTCCCAGAGCGATCAGGACAACCTCCTGCACGTCGCCCGGGTGCCGCTGCTGTTCACCTTCACCGACGACGAACAGTTCGAGCTGGTGATCAGCTCAGGCAGCGCGACTCGGATGCCTAAAGACGGCGATGCCAAGTACGTCGAGCACACCGGGGCAGCTATCAACGCTGGCCGGGAGTCGCTGCAAGACCTGATCGAAGAAATGCGGATGGCCGGCGCCAAGCTGCTGCAGAAAGAAAAGCAGCAGACCAAGACGGCGACCCAGGCGAACGAGGAGGCAGCGCAAGAACTGTCCCCGCTGGCTCGTATGGCAAACCAGTTCGCTGATGCTCTCGCACAGATGCTGCAGGTGATGTCCGATTATCTCGGCCTCGGCGATGGCGGCATGGTCGAGATGCGCGGCAACTTCGACCAGGACTTCGCGCCGGAGACAACGCTGCCTCTGCTGCTCAACATGGCGGTACAAGGCAAGCTGTCCAGCGAGACCCTGTTCGCTGAGATGCAGCGCCGCAGCGTGATCAGTGATGAATACAGCTGGGCCGACGAGCTCGAGCGAATCGAGCAGCAAGGGCCAAGCCTCGGAGCGATGTGATGGCAACGGCGAACGAGCGGCTAGCAGATCTCGCGATCGCCCACGCCATCGACCTGACGCGCTACAGCAACGGCGTTGCGCGGCGAATGATCGGGCTGTTGAATCGGGTAGATGAGGATCTGTTCGCGCAGCTGCTCGTGGCGCTGGAGTCAATGACGCCTGAGTCGTTTACGGTACAGCGGCTGGATTCGCTGCTGTCCAACGTGCAGCGGCTGAATGCGCAGGCGTACCGCCAGATTGGTATCGAGCTGGACGAGGAGCTGTTGCAGCTCGCCGGCTATGAAGCAAGCTACCAGCATCGCGCGCTGCAGAGCGTGTTGCCTGCGCAGGTAGCCGAACAATTGGCGCTGAACACCATATCGGCCAACCAGGTCTATGCGGCGGCGATGGCCAGGCCATTCCAGGGCAAGCTGTTGTCCGAGGCGCTGGCCGGTATCGAGGCTGCACGCGCTGCACGAATCCGTGATGCGATCCGCATTGGGTTCGTGGAAGGCGAGACGATCAGTCAGATGGTTCGCCGGCTGCGTGGGACTCGCACGAACAAGTACGCTGATGGCCTGCTGGAGATCGACCGGCGCGGCGCTGAGGCTCTGGTCCGTACCGCGGTCAATCACACGGCTAACTACGCCAGGCAGGCGCTGTTCGAGGCCAATGACCACCTGGTCAAGCAGTGGCAGTTCCTCGCGACCCTCGACGGGAGAACCACGATCACGTGCGCCTCTTTGTCCGGCAAGACGTTCGCCATAGGGCAGGGGCCGCAGCCGCCGCGCCACTGGAACTGCCGAAGCACGTCCGTTCCCGTGCTCGAATCGGCATGGGCGTCGCTGGGTCTGAGCAAGAGCGACATCGACCCCGGCACCCAGGCGAGCATGGACGGGCAGGTCGCTGCTGACATCAGCTATGGGCAATGGCTCAAGAGCAAGCCGGCGGCTTTCCAGGACGAGGTCCTAGGCCCGGAACGCGGCAAGCTGTTCCGCAGCGGCGGCCTGACCGTGGATCGATTCACCGACTCGAAGGGAAAGGTCTACACCCTCGACGAGCTGCGCATGCGTGACGCTGCCGCTTTCGAGAAAGCTGGGCTATGATGGCCCAATGACAGGAAAACCAACCCTCCACGTCATCGATGGCGCAGCCAAAGAAGACGACAACCGCCAGAAAGCTCGCAAGGTGATGCAGAAGCGTCCCCAGGCGGCTCACCTGCTGCGCTGCCATCGGTGCGGCGGTGGAGAGGTGTTCGAGACTAAGGTCGGCGTCATCTACAAAAATGGCAAGGCCAGCGGCGGCACAAAGCAGCACCTTTGCGCGTCGTGCTTCATGAAGGGCGAGAGGGTGGTTCTGGCATGAGTGAGATACCAGAGCTTAAGGTTACTCTGCGCGGCTTTCCGATGCGGACTCTTGCCGACCATTTGCGCAAGCTGGCCGACGCAATCGATCGCAGCGAGCTTGTTGAGGAGTCTGGCGGGCTTGTGATCTTGCCGGACGATGAAGGAATAACCATCGAAGGGAAGCTGCGGCTCTGCATAGGGCCGGCAGGAAAGTCTCAGCACTAACACCAAGACCCGGCCTAGCGCCGGGTTTTCCATTTATAGAGCCTCGACTTCGGTCGGGGCTTTTTTATGCCCGCAGTTTCGGATGGGACGGGGCGCCACCGGGCCGGATGGCTCAACGCAATGGCCGGATGGCCGGAGAAAGACGAGATGAAACTGAAGACCGTAGAAGTCGATGGCAAGCAGTACGCCGAAATCCAAGACGGCAAGCCCGTTTACGTTGAGGACGACGGCAAAGAGGTTGCCTTCGATGCGGTTGGCACCCGGGCGACCATCACCCGACTGAACGCCGAAGCCAAGCAGCACCGCGAGCGCGCTGAGACTGCCGAGAAGACCGCCAAGGCCTTCGAAGGTATCGATGACGCCGGGGCGGCTCGCAAGGCTCTGGAGATCGTCGCAAATCTCGACGCGAAGAAGCTGGTGGATGCCGGCGAGGTCGAGAAGGTGAAGCAGGAAATAGCCAAGGGCTATCAGGCCCAGCTGGACGAAGCCAACACCAAGGCGCAGGCCCTCGAGCAGCAACTGTACGGCGAGAAGATCGGCGGCAGCTTCGCTCGCTCCAAGGTCATCGCCGAGAAGCTGGCTGTCCCGGCAGACATGGTGCAAGCCACCTTCGGGAATCGCTTCAAGATCGAGGACGGCAAGGTCGTCGCCTATGACGCCAACGGCAACAAGATTTTCAGCCGTGCGCGCCCTGGCGAACTGGCTGACTTCGATGAAGCGCTGGAATCCCTCGTCGACGCTTACCCCTATCGCGACACGATCCTTAAGAGTTCCGGCGCCAATGGCGGCGGCGCTCCGAACGGAAACGGTCAGCCACCCAAACCTAAGGGCAATCTCGGCGGCAGCAAAGAAGAGCGCCTGGCCGCGATCAACGCCCAAATCCAGAACGCGTAAGAGGAAATAGCCAATGGCACTGTCCGACATGAAGGTGTTCAACGAGTACCTGAAGAACACCACCATCGAAACCATCGCGCAGATGGTCGAGAAGTTCAACGCCGCGTCTGCCGGCGCGATCCGCCTGACCCCGCAGGGCATCGATGGCGACTTCCTGCAGGAATCCCTGTGGGCCGGTCTGCACTCGGCTCAGCGTCGCGTCGACCGCTACGCCGCAAACGCCGATCAGGCTGCCACCGCACTTGCGCAGGTCCAGGCCAACAGCGTCAAGGTCGCTGGCGGCTTCGGCCCGATCCTGTGGGAGCCGTCCCAGCTGTCGTGGATTCAGAAGAACCCGGCCGAGGCGCTGGAGGTCATCTCCCGCAACCTGTCCGAAGCCATCATGGCCGACCAGCTGAACACCGCTATCGCCGCCCTGGTTGCCGCGATCAGCAACGTGGCCGGCGCCACCAACGACGTGTCCGCCACTGCTGGCGTGACCTACGGCGCGATCAACGGCGCTCACGCCAAGTTCGGCGACGCCTCCGGCCTGCTGGTGGCCCAGGTGATGACCGGCGAGGTGTTCCACAAGCTGGTCGGCCAAAACTTGGCCAACACGCAGCAGCTGTTCAACAGCCAGTCGGTCAACATCGTTGACATCCTGGGTCGCCCGGTGATCGTTACCGATGCCCCGGCGCTGTTCGCCGCTGGCGACCCTGCGGCGACTCCCGCTGTGCCAGACAAGCAGAAGGTGCTGTCCCTGGCCGACTCCGCCGCGATCGTCCACGACGGCAGCGACGTGGTCACCAGCGTCCAAACCAGCAACGGTAAGGAACGCATCGAGACGACCTTCCAGGCCGACTACAGCTTCGGTCTGGGCCTCAAGGGCTACGCATGGGACATCGCCAACGGCGGCAAGTCCCCGACCAACGCCGAGCTGGCAACCGGCTCCAACTGGGACCTGTTCGTCAACAGCGTGAAGTCGAGCGCTGGCGTGATCACCATCGGCGACGCGACCAAGTAACCGATAGGGGCGGGCTCCGGCTCGCCCCGTTTCTCTGGAGACTGAAATGTCCGAACAGAAGATTGCATACGTTGAACATCCGGTTACACCGGAACGGAAGGCCGAGCTGCGAGCTCAGGGCTTCAAGATCATTGACGCTCGATTCGCGCCGCCTGGCGAGGTAGTCGAGCCGCAAGACGAGGCGCCCAAGCCGCGCGCCCGTAAGGCCAAGCCAGAGCCGACCGAGGCCGAGTAAATGACCGAATACATCACCATCGCGCAGGTCGACGGCCTGCTGGGGTCCGACTGGGCCGCCGAAGACAAGAAGGCCCGCGCGGTGCTGATGGCTAACACCTGGCTCGCTGAGCGGCTGACTGCGGCGTTTTCCGAGGTTCCGGATGCCGTCGTACAGGCCGGGGCGGAAATCGCTCAACTGGCGGCCTCGGGCGGGCTCTACGGCGCTCAGGAGCGCGAGGTCGTCAGCACGAGCGTGACTGCCGGCCCGGTTCAGTCGAGCAAGACCTTCAAGGAGGGCAGCAAGGCGCTGTCCGCCGCCGAGTCGTTCGCACTGGCGCTCATTAAGCCCTGGTCGAACAAGGGCCAGGTCAGGCTGGTGAGGGGCTGATATGTCACTGCGCGACGAGATTCTACAAGGCGCTGCCGAGGCGTTGGCTGTCGTCGAGGAGATCGGCGAAACGATTACGCTGACCCTCGAGCAGGTTGGCGGCTATGACCCGGTAACTGGCGAAACGACGCCAGGCCAGACACTAACGCAGACCACTAAGGCCATACTCGACAACTACAGCCTGCAGTCATCCGGGACCCAATACTCGGACGGCTCGATGATCCTTCGTGACGACAAGAAGATCTTCTTTGGCGCCGCCGGCCTTGAATGGCCACCAACGCTTGAGACGACAATCACCGCAGCCGGGCAGCTATGGCAAGTGGTCAGCGTCTCAACACTGAATCCCACTGGCGAGACGCTGGCCTATGAGGTCCAAGGGAGGCGCTGATGTCGTTCTCTGATGATGTTCGGCGCTTCAATGAGAAGGCGGTGTCGGCCCATAACAAGATCACCAGATTGGCGACCTTGGAGCTGTTCAGGGGCGTCATCCTCGCTACGCCAGTGGGCAACCCTGATCTGTGGAAGAACCCCGACATGGCGCCGCCAGGCTACGTCGGCGGGAGGGCGCGCGGGAGCTGGCAATGCACCGTTGGCGCTCCGGCTGGAAGTGATATCGAACGGATAGACGACAGCGGCGGCGCAACCGTGGCCGACGCAGAGAGCAAAACCCCGCAAGGCGCTGGCCAGGTAACGTTCCTGACCAGCAACCTGAGCTATATAGAGCGCTTAGAAATGGGTTGGTCGACCCAGGCGCCACCTGGCGCGATGGTGAGAAAAAACATGGATCGGGTCGGCCGAATGGTTGACGCCACTATACGCAAGCACAGGGTGTAGATTCTCTTCTGCGTCTCGCGTACTTGAGGAAGTATGGCGGCTCTCCGCATCCGCCAACCCTGACGTGGCCCCAGGCTTTGCCTAGGTTGATGTTTGAAATGGTAACTGGGTTTACAGCGTATTCTTTGGCTATCTCTTTCTGTGCAGCCCCTGAATGGAGGCGCCTGATTATTGTTACGACCTGATCTTCACTGAGCTTGGCTGATGGGTGCTTATCGCCTGCGCGGCTCATTGCTTGAAGGGCAGACTTTTTACATTCATCAAGCATGGTGTCCCCATGATGAGACCAGTTCCGTCCGTTCCTTATTGCGGAGATGGTCATGACATGGACGCCGTATTTTTTGGCAAGCGATGTGCCATATTCGCCAGAGGCCAACGCTAATCGGATATCAATCACATCCTGCTCTGTGAGCTTTGCCGCTCCCGCCTTGCTTCCTCTTGGAGCAACGCTAAGGCCTGATTCATAGGCGTGTCGACTGTTTCCTTGCGGAGTAGTCCACTCAAGATTGGCGTGGACGTTGTTCGTCTTCACGCCATCTCTGTGGTTTACAACATCGCAACCATCTGGCTTGTGGCAAAAAGCGGCAGCAACAAGTCGGTGAATGTGGATTTGCTCTGATTTGCCTCCTTTGGCCAGGCAGACAAATGGGTAGCCCGCCCTCAATGAGGGGCTGAGTAGCCTGCCCGTGCGGCGCGTGCTCTTGCCATCGCTATGGACGCTGACTCGATCTAGTGAGCGGATCCGGCCAAGGCTAGACACTTCATAAAGGCCTTCATAGCCCGCGATGGGCTTCCATATTTCTTGCATGGCTCTCTCCATCAAAGAGAAATCATCACTGAATGGGATGCAGCAGGGCTGGTGATGAATCAGCCTTTTCGCCCGCTAAAGCTAGCTGCACGCATGGGATTATATATCAATGTCCGAATCAAGGATTCACTCAGCGCTGGTGTCGGCCTACATCGCGTCAGGCGTCATGCCTGTGGAGCGCACGGCATTCGAGGGCAAGACCTTCACGCCGCCGACCGGGCAGGGCTGGGCTCGCCTCACCGGTCTGCCAACCGGCCGCGCGCCTGCCGCCCAGGGCAAGAACGCCGCGCAGGAGTGGACCGGCATTCTGCAGATCGACGTATTCCACCCGAAGAACACCGGCCACGCTGGACTATTGGCTGACGCGGACACGCTGCTGGCGTTCTTCGCGTCTGGCAAGCGGCTCGACTACCAAGGCCAGGGCGTACTGATCCGCCGCGCTGAGCGCTCGCAGATTCGCCAGGAAGACGTCTGGCAGTCGGTCAGCGTCAGCGTTTACTGCACCGCCTGGTCATTCCCGGCGTAACCACAACACGAAACACTGCGGCCCGCCTTGAGCGGGCTTTTGCATTTCTGGAGATAGCAAATGCCCTATGCACAAGGCGTCAATCAGAACACCTACATCAAACTGGAGGGCGTCGGCGGCACTCTTGACCCGGCCGTCGCCTGGATTCCGCTGCGCCTCATCACCAATGGCCTGAGCCAGTCGGTCGAAGAGCTGGAGTCCGACGAGATGTTGCCGGGCCGCCACATGGCAGAGTCCCGCAGCGGTGTCTCGAGTGTGGCCGGCGACCTCGAGGCCGAACTGACCTACGGCACCTTCGATATGCTGCTCGAAGCCGCATTCCACGGCACCTGGACCGCCAACGTCCTGAAGACCGGCAGCACTCGCCGCAAGTTCGCCATCCTCAAGCACAACGAGGACATTGGCCGCTGGCTGATCTACCGGGGCTGTGAAGTCGGCACCGTCGCCATCGATTGCCCGCTGCAGGGCAAGATCGGCATCACCTTCTCCATGATTGGGACCAAGGAAGAGCCTTACGTCTACGATGCTCTGACCGAGAGCATCGCCGACCCGACCGAAACCGTGATGATGACCACGTTCGAGGGCTCGCTGACCGAAGGCGGAGCCGGCTTGAACCACGCGACCGCGCTGAACCTGTCGCTCGATAACGGCATGGAGGCGATCTACCGCCTGTTCAGTCGCGACGCCTACGACATCAAGCTCGGTCGCATCAACGTATCCGGCAGCTTGTCCGCCTACATCGAGGACAATCGCCTCAAGGACAAGTACCTCGGCGAGACGAAGACCCCGCTGGTTATCACGCTCACCGATGGCGAGAACAGCTATCAGGTCAGCATGACCAAGGCGAAGCTGACCACCTCCAGCGAGGAAGGTAGCGGAGACGACCCGATCATCCAGTCCTACGACTTCCGCGCCTTCAACGACTCGGCCGTCGACACTGAGATCACCATCACCCGCATTCCGGCGTAAGGGGCGCGCATGAAACCGAGTGACTTTTTCACCCGGTCCAAGGCGAACGAGGGGGAGCGCATGCCGCTCTCCCTGCCTGACGGGACTCCAACGGATGAGTGGTTGCTGATCCGAGGCGTTGATTCAGACGAGTTCCGGCTCGCAATGGACGACTTCCGACGCGAGCTGCTGACCTTGGCCTCGGTCAAGGACGAAAAGGAGCGAGCGGAGAAGACAGAGGCCGCACGGCTCAAGCTGAACGCTGCTCTCGTCATCGGCTGGTCCTTTGAGGCCGAGTTCTCCGAATCTGCGCTGCTGGAGTTCCTGCGCGAATCGCCCTACATCGCCGCAGAGGTGGATCGGTTCGCCTCGGATCGCCGCCGTTTTTTTGGGAAACGCTCGACGGGCTCGCCGAAGGACTGATCGCGCACGCCGAGCATCAACTAGGACTCCTTCGACCAGCCGGGCCAAGGCCGAAGAAGGGCCCGGACAAGCGCATCACTGTCCGCGCGCAGCTGGAGGCCATCGCGGAGAAGACCGGTAAGCGGCCGTCACGGCTGGATGGCCCGCCGTGCCCGCCTGAGCTGGCTTATGTTTGGGAGTGGTATTGCTCAGCCAGGCCGATCGGCTCACTGGCAGACATCAAGGCCTGGTCCGAGCTGTACGGCCACCGTCTGCTGCCGTTTGAGGTCACGTTGCTACGGCGCCTGGCTTCGGTAGAGGATCGTGTGGCAGCGAGCTAACCCTGAGGGTTTCAATATGCAAAACGTCAGCTATGACCTGATCGTGTCATCGCTCTTTCGCGTCGAGGAAGGCGCACTGTGCGGCTCTTCGGCAGAGGTTGCCATACTTGACGCGGGCGTAGAGGTTGATCGAATCACGCTGCGCGGGAAGGTTGGGCCGGGCGGTACTGGCTACCGCCGTCCATATGCAGGAAAGCCGGGTCTCACTGCGAGAATCGCGGTCGGCGAGTGCGGCTTCACATTCGCCCGGGCGGCGTAGCACATAGGAAGTTCTGCACCCATGAAATCAATGAGCGATGATCTTCTGCGCAGATCGCGCGACACCAGATCGTTATCAGATATTGTGGCGCGCTTTCGCGGAGTGAAAACTCCCGATACTCCCATACCACATTATGACGCAGTGCATCCGCCAGTTCGGGCTGGTCGGGAAATTCATCCGACAACCACCTCAGCCAACGATCATGGACACCAGTGATGAACTGTTCGTCCCGAGCGGATGTCGCGTCCCTGGGGGTGAACTCGATATATGAGAAGTAACCTTCAGGGGCCTGCTGCGCAAGGCAGCCTAAAGTCATAAACGGCTGGCTAGGCGCATTCATGAAGATCAAAAGCTGCCGCAGACCGTTCTCTTCGGTTGCTTCGTGGATCAGATCGATCTTTTCAGGACTCTCGGTGAGGTCAATTCCGCCGTTGTTGCGATCACCGTTTGCCGATAGCTCCTCGGCCCTGAACGGCCATATCGAATAGCTTGTTCGATCGGTGTCCTTGGCCATCGTTGGCTGTGCGCTATTGTCCTTCGCCATTTTCGCTCCATTCCTGCTGGTTGTTGGCCGGCTAGAAGGTAGATGATGTGCGCTTGCCAGTAGAACTGGCATTGCATCCAGCCTGGAAAGGCGAACAGGATCGCGTGGCAGCAAACTAACTACGAAAGGTTGAATATGAAAAACGCCGTCCACAGGCAAGGCGATCACGCCTTCCTTGAAAAAACCAGCCCTGCCCTCCGCTCAGCAAATCTCGAACGTGGCGTACAGGGCTGGGAGCTGCGGTCCGATGGCTCGTTCCGGGTCTATGGGGATAGAGCTAGTGCTTCACTTCGTCCTGAGCCAGCCACTGAATAGCTTGCGCCTGATCATTGACCAGCATTCGAAGTGGCCGCGCATAGGCTTCCTCTGCGGCTTCTCCTTTGAAAGGTAGCGGTACCTTGTCATCAATGAACTTCTGGGCGATTGTTACTAACGCGTCGTTGTTGAAGCCTGGCGATGCCTTCAGCGCAATAGCTAGCGCGCCGATGGCGTTCATCAGCCCAACCTCAAGCGCAGACATCTGAACCCCTGTATCTTGCTTATCGCTCATGCATATCTCCAAATCAAATCCGCGCCGACATTGGCGCACCCCGGCTGAGGTGTGGGAGCCGTGCCGGGGCGATGAGATTAAGCGAATATGGCGTTGTGCTGGCACTGAGGAAACGTACAGGGTCGCTAGGCGCTGGGTTTCGGCGTTGCCTATTTGGTACTCTCGCCGCTTTATAGGGGAGGGTGCTATATGTTGAGACTTGTTGCGGTGTTTTTGCTTGTTTGGTCCGGATTCGTTAGCGCTGAGGCAGATGATGGCCGATGCGAAAAAGTAGCAGAGCTGGCCGAAATGATCATGAGCGCTCGTCAGGAAGGCGTCCCGATGGTGGCAATGATGAAGAGCAATAGTCAGGGCGAAGGGGCTTCTGAACTATCGAGAATGCTGATTATCGCAGCGTACGAAAAGCCAGGCTTCTCTACTAAAGAGAATAGGAGTCGGGCTGTTGTTGACTTCCAAAACGACGTTTATTTGCAGTGCGTGAAGGAAATGGCACGTTAGCCATTTTCAGAGCGCTCAATAGCCCGCTTCGGCGGTCTTTTTCATGGCCGGAGAAAAGTTATGCGCCCCCAGGACTTCTATACCCGCACGCGTGCAAGTGAAGGGGTGCGTGTCGAGTTTGCCGACCCAGCCGGCAGTCGAGAATGGATGCGTATTCGCTCCGTGCTCAGCACGGAATTTAAGCAGGCAAGCCAAGCGATCGTTATGCAGGCCGTGAATGATGGGCGCCTATCCGCTGATCAGCCGGCTCTGCGTAAACACCACGCCAGGAAGCGCAGAGCAGCCCTTGCCGCCGCGTTAATCGCAGAGTGGTCGCTGCCTGCGGATATGGATCCCGTTTCGCTTCTCACCTCTGCGCCCCGGCTACGCCGGCAAATTGAGCTGATCGCTGAAAACCACACTTTGCACTTTGGAGCTGCCGCATGACTGAATATGCAAAGCTGGTCGTCAGCGTCGACAGTACACAGGTTAGCAAGGCGCGCACCGAGCTGGAGAAAATGCCGGCTTCCGCTGGCAAGGCTGAAAGCGCGGTATCCCGCATGGGATCCACCTTCGCCAGGGTCGGCGGCATCCTGGCCACAGCCATAAGTGTTCGCGAGATCGCCCGCGCGTCTGAGCAGTACGTCAACATGACGAACCGGTTGCGGCTGGTGACAGAGGGGAGCGAGCAGCTTGCATACGCCCAAGAGGCGGTCATGCGTGCAGCACAGCAAACCTATCAGCCTCTTGAAACAACCGCAGAGGTTTATCAGCGGATCGCTCAGAACGCTAACGCGCTCGGCCTTTCATTCGCCGAAGTTGAGGCAGTAACGAAGACGGTCAGCCGCACGATTGCACTGAGCGGCGCGGACACGCAGGCAGCGGCTGGCGCGATGCGTCAGTTCGGTCAGGCGCTGGCCTCCGGTTCGCTTCGGGGCGATGAGCTGAACTCTATCCTGGAAGGCACGCCAGCACTTGCTCAGGCGGTTGCCCGCGGACTCGGCGTCACCACTGGCGAACTGAGGGCCATGGGGGCGGCGGGCGAATTGAGTGCCTTGAAAATTATCACGGCGCTACAAAGTCAGGAGGCCGAAGTCGAAGAAATGTCGCGGACGATGAACGTCACGGCAGGCCAGGCCATGGTCACTTTCGGAAATTCGCTGGTCGGCATTGTCGGCAAACTGGACGACGCGAGCGGGGCAAGTAGAGGGTTTGCCAGCGCAGTACTTGACCTATCTGGCGCACTGACACGCTTCAGCTCCGGCGAGTTCATGGACTTCTTCCGTGACAGCAAGCAGACCGCCGAGGGCTTCAACAACGAAATTAGCGTGACCCTATCCAAGATTCGTGATCTTCAGGATGTTCGCCGTCGCCTGGATGACAACGACCCGTCTGATACGGCGTTTTTTAAATTTAAGCTATACAACCGCGAGGAAATCGATGCCGAGCTTGCAGAGCTAAACGGGCAGGTAGATCGATTTCGGAAGTCGCGCGACCGGCTGATTGAGTTAGCCAACAAGCCTGGCGAAGATACGCCGAAAGACGAATCCGGTGGAAATCTGGGCGGAAACGGCCCTAATGAAGAAAGCCTAAGAGACGCCGAAAAAGCCGCAGCTAGACTGGCTGCCCTCAGCAAAAGCACAGGCGAAAGCCTTTCTCGTGAACTGGCGCTATATGGACAAAGTAGCGAGGCTGCGCGAACCCACTACGAGATTGTCAGCGGCTCTCTCAAAGGCATCGCCGGGCAGGAGGCTGATCGCCTAATGGATCTAGCCCGCGAACTCGACACCAAGCGCGACCTGACGGAGCAGGAAAAGCTGCGCATCGACATCTTGCGCGAATCCGGCCAGCTGCGCGCCGCCAATGACGCACAGTTTGAGCTGGAGTACGCCGAGAAGATCGCCGAGTACGAGCGCCAGGGCAACGTTGAAGCCCTGAAGCGTCTCGAAACGCTGCGCCGCATCCGTGAAATCCAGATGAACGCCGACCAGGCCCCTGGGACCGTCGAGGGCGTGTCGCAGGCGCCCGTAGTTGGCGCGGTGGATGTCTCAATAGCCGGCCCATTTGGCGAGATGGCTAAGCTGAATGAGCAGGCCGCTGCGATTGAGCAGTGGCGAGCGACCGAGCTGGAGAAGCAGCGAGGGTTCTTGGAGGCCCGCGAGGACTTCGAGGCTGAATATGCAAAGCGTGTCGAGAACATCCACCAGCAACATCAAGACCGTATCGCGCAGTACGAGAGTGCACGGTATGCGGTTGGAATGGCGGCCGGCGCCGATTTTTTCGGAACCATGGCGACCATGGTAGGGCAGTTTGCCGGAGAACAGTCTTCGTCCTACAAGGCGCTTTTCGCCATGCAGAAGGCCTTTGCGGTCGCAAGCATCATCATGAATGCACAGATAGCCGCAGCTAAGGCTCCAGCGGAGATGACCATCTTTGCTGGCATTCCAATGGGTGCAGCAATCCTTGCCATGGGTTACGCCAACGCCGCAATGGTCGGCGGCATGGCTCTGGCAGGCATGGCCCACGACGGTATCGACTCGGTTCCCAAGGAGGGCACCTGGCTGCTCGACAAGGGGGAGCGGGTCGTTGATCGCCGCACCAACGCGGACCTCAAGGAATACCTGGCCGGCAAGGGTGGAGGAGGTGGCGGGACTGCTCCGCAAATTACGATCCAGGCGCCGGTCACTATCGAGGCTCAATCCGGCGCTAGCGCAGAAGAGGCAAGGCAATTTGGCCGCGAGGCGGCAGGGGCTATGACGGCGACGGCAATGAGCGTGCTTGAGAAGGAGTCCCGCCCCGGCGGCCTGCTTTGGAACCTGTATGGAGGCGGACGCTAATGGAGGTCTTCGACTACCCAATCGACAACTCTGCCTCGATCGATGTGAGCCAGCGGACGCTGCGCACTGACTTCGGCGACGGGTACACGCAAGAGGCCGGCGACGGCATCAATACCCGCTCCGAGGCTTGGCGGATATCGGCCATGGGGCACTGGGAAACCGGCGGCGGCATGCCGGTTAAAGCAATGGCCGAGTTTCTCGATCGACAGGGCGGTTACCAGGCGTTCCAGTGGGTCACCCCGTTCGGGGCGACGAAGCTGTTCAAGTGCCGCTCCGGGTACACGCTGGTAGCCAAGGGCGCCGGCAATTTCCAGCTGACTGCGACGTTTGAAGAGGTGCATGCATGACGCTCTCGACGGACGTTCAGCGCCTGGAGCCTGGGCAGATCGTGACGCTCTACACCCTCAACGCCGAGGCGATCGGCGCGGAGGTGTACCACTTCCACAGCCACGACGCCGGGCCGATCACATGGCGGGGCGTGCAGTACGATCCGTGGCCGCTCGAGGCTAGCGGGTTCGAGATGAGCGGCAGCCGCAACCCTTCGCCGTCGCTGAAGATGGGCAACGTTGGCGGCTTCATCACGGCGCTGTGCCTGGAGTTCGACGACATGGTTGGCGCCAAGCTGACCCGTCGCCGGACGCTGGCCAAGTACCTGGATGGAATGCCCGATGCCGATCCGGACGAGGAGTTTCCACCGGAGATCTGGTTCATCGAGCAGAAGGTCGGCGAGACATCCGAGGCGGTGGAGTTTGAGTTGGCCAGCGCCATGGACTTTCAGGGTGTTCAGCTTCCGCGGCGGCAGATCATCGCGAACCACTGCTCGTGGCGGTACCGGAGCGCGGAATGCGGCTACACCGGCCCGCCAGTGGCGGATGAGTACGACATCATCACGACGGATGCGGCGCGGGATAAATGCGGCAAGCGACTGCAGAGCTGCAAGCTACGGTTCGGCGAGAACGGTGAATTGCCGTTCGGTGGGTTCGCAGCCGCCGGGTTGGTTCGATAGCTATTTCCAGTTAAACGCAGGCCCGCTTCGTGCGGGCTTTTTTGTGGGTGAAAACCATGAGATTACCCGTCGCTGCGAAGCGGCACGCGGAGCAGGAATATCCCCGCGAATCGTGCGGCTTGATCGTGGATGGCAAGTACCGGCCCTGCCGCAACGCCGCTACAACGCCTTCTGAGCACTTCGTCATCGACCCTGCCGACTACAAGGCTGCCATGCGTGAAGGGGAGGCGCAGGCCGTGGTGCACAGCCACCCGGACTATCCGGCTCAGCCTAGCGTGGCGGACAGGGTCGCCTGCGAGGAGTCTGGCCTGCCTTGGGCAATCATTCCGGTGGAGCAGGGCAAGGCGGGGAAGCACGTCTGGCTCAAGCCAGAAGGCTGGCAGGCGCCGCTGATCGGCCGAGAGTTCGTCCATGGCGTGCATGACTGCCTGTCCATCGTTCTCGACTTCTACCAGCGCGAAATTGGCGTCGACCTCGGCCACTACGAGCGCGAGGACGGCTGGTGGGATCAAGGCAAGGACTACTACCGGGAGCTGCTGCCTAGGGCGGGCTTCCACCAGGTGAGCAGCCTGCAGCACGGCGATGTGGTGCTGATGCAGATCCGGTCGCCGGTACCGAACCACGCCGGCATTTATCTCGAGTCGGGCGTTCTGGCTTCCGAGCCGGAGCACTACCCGGCCCCGCAATCAATCCTCCATCACCTCTACGGGCGCGACTCAAAGCGCGACCCGTATGGCGGCTATTGGCTGGAAAAGACAGTGAGTATTTGGCGCCATGAAACTCAAGACAATCAGGCTGTACGGAAAGCTGGGGGCTAAGTTCGGTCGCGTTCACCGCCTGGCCGTAGCGAATGCCGCCGAAGCCGTGCGCGCGCTGTGCGTGATGCTGCCTGGCTTCGAGAGCCACATGTCCAATGCGCCGGGTGGATACGCGGTGTTCTACGGCCGCGAGAATGTCGGCGCTGAGGCGCTTGGCCACCCGTCCGGCAAGGATGACATTCGGATCGCGCCAATTCCAGCAGGCGCCAAGCAGGGCGGGATATTCCAAGTTGTGGTCGGCACCGTGCTCATCGTCGCAGGCTTCTTTACGGGCGGATCAACCTGGGGCCCGGCAATGATGATGGCGGGCGCTGCAATGGCAATCGGCGGGGCAGTGATGATGCTCTCTCCGCAGCCAAGCGCTGCAGAGTCAGCCGACTCGGCCAATAACCGTTCCAGTTACGCATTCAACGGCCCGGTAAACACCGAGGCCCAAGGCAACCCTGTGCCGCTGCTCTACGGCGAGTTGATCGTAGGGTCTGCGGTGATTTCTGGCGGCGTTTACGTTGAGGACCGGGCATGACAGCAATGATCAAGGGCTCCAAGGGCGGCAGCTCAAAGCCACGCACCCCCAAGGAGTCGCCGGACAGCCTCGTCAGCATCGCCTATGCCCGCCTGATCGACCTCATCTCCGAGGGCGAAATCTACGGGCTCGTCAACGGCTCGGCGTCCATCTACTTGGACGAAACTCCGGCATCGACCAGCGGCGGCTCGTCCTTCAGCGGCTTTAGCTGGGAGCAGCGTACAGGCAGTCAGGACCAGTCCTACCTGGCCGGCTTTCCGCAAGTCGAAAACGAGATCAACATCGGCGTCGAGTTGCAGGCATCGTCGCCATGGATTCGCTCGATCACCAACACCGACCTGTCTGCCGTTCGCATCAACTTCTCGGTCCCGCGCCTGGCGAAGCAGAACACCAGCAACGGCGACACCACGGGCTACCGGGTCGACTACGCCATTGACGTAGCGATCGGCCTTGGCGCTTATCAAGAGGTGCTGACGGGCGCATTCAACGGCAAGACGACTGGCGGCTACGAGCGGTCTGTCCGGATCGACCTGCCTGAAGGCTCTGGCGGCTGGCGCGTTCGCGTGCGCCGGCTGACCCCGAACAGCACGTCGTCGGCCATCGCCGATACGGTCAACATCAAGTCGTTCACCGAGATCATCGACGCCAAGTTCCGCTATCCGAACTCGGCCATCGTTGGCGTCTCGTTCGATGCAGAGACATTCGGCGGCTCGGTACCGCGTCGCGGCTACCATGCCCGCGGCCGGATCATTCACGTGCCGAGCAACTACGACCCGGAAAGCCGCACCTATACCGGCATCTGGGACGGCACGTTCCAGCTGGCGTACAGCAATAACCCGGCGTGGATCTACTACGACCTGTTGCTGCACCCGCGTTACGGCCTCGGCGACCGCATCGACGCGACGCAGGTGGACAAGTGGGGTCTATACCAGATCGGTCAGTACTGCGACCAGCTCGTCAGCAACGGCCAGGGCGGCCTGGAGCCGCGCTTCGTCTGCAACCTGTACCTGCAGAAGCGCGCCGACGCCTATAAGGCGCTGCAGGACATCGCAGCAGTGTTCCGCGGCATCACGTATTGGGGCGCCGGCCAGGCGATCGTCTCGGCCGATATGCCAGCTGACCCGGTCTACACCTACACCAACGCCAACGTCAAAAACGGCAAGTTCAGCTACAAGGGCAGCAAGCGCAGCACCCGCTACAGTGCCGTCCTGGTGGGATGGAACGACCCGGCCGACATGTACCGCCGCAAGGTAGAGTACGTGCAGGATGACGACGCCGTTGCGCGCTTCGGTGTGCAGACAACCGAGATCACGGCGCTCGGCTGCACGTCGCAGGGGCAGGCGCAGCGCGCCGGCCGGTGGGCGCTGCTCACCAACCTGCTTGAGACGGAGACGGTCACCTTCTCTGTCGGGCTTGACGGCATCCGCGCTCGTCCCGGCCAGATCATCCGAGTGGCTGACAATGCCAGGGCGGGGCGTCGCATTGGCGGACGCCTTAGTGCTGCAACGGCAACCGTCGTCACCGTGGATAAGGTCGAAGGTGTACAGAGCGGAGACGAGCTGACCTGCATTCTGCCGAGCGGTGTCGCGCAAACCCGCAGCATCGTCGCGGTAGACGGGCATCAGTTGACCGTCGCGCCTGCATTCGACGCGGCGCCTGTAGCGCAGAGCGTGTGGGCGTGGGAGTCTTCGAGCCTGGCTGCCCAGCGCTACCGGATTGTCAGCATCGGCGAGTCCGGCCCACTGGAATACGCCATCACGGCGAGCAAATACGTCGAGGGCAAGCACGCCGCAGTCGACAGCGGGGCGATCATCAGTCAGCGCCCGATTACGGCCATTCCGTCGAGCGTACAGGCGGCACCGCAGAACATCCGCGCCATCAGCGACTGGATGATTGAGCAGACCCTGGCCGTCACCACAATGACGATCCTTTGGGATGCTGCACCTGGCGCCACCCGCTACGACGTGGAGTGGAAGCGCGGCGATGGTGCGTGGGTCTATGCTGGGCGCGTTGGCGGCACGGAGATTGACGTGGTCGGCATCTACGCCGGCACCTACCAGATCCGTGTCCGTGCGCTGAATAGCCTGGACGTGACCAGCCCATGGGGTTACAGCGAGGCGATCGAGCTGGCCGGCAAGGCCGGAACGCCGCCGGCTGTGGCGTTCCTGAATGCCGCTCCGGAGGTGTTCGGCATTCGCCTTGAGTGGGGATTCCCGGTCGGGGCGGAAGACACGCTGCGAACCGAGATCCAGTACGGCTCCACCCAGGCAGAGCAGGACGCACTCCACCTCGGCGACTATGCCTATCCGGCCAACACGCACACCATGACCGGCCTGGCCGCTGGCGTGACGTTCTGGTTCCGGGCTCGGCTGATCGACAGGACCGGCAACATTGGCCCGTGGTCTGATTGGGTGATGGGGCAGTCCAGCGCTGACGCAACGGCAATCCTTGAGTACATCGCAGGCCAGATCAGCGAAACCGAGCTTGGTCAGCACCTGCTGGACCGCATCGACCTAATCGATGGCACTGGCCCAGGTTCGGTCAGCCAACGTGTTCTGGATTTGCAGAATCTGGTCGATGCGCAGCTGGAGGCTATCGAGACACAGCTTAATGAGATCACGGGTGCGCCAGAATACGACCCGCTGGAATCGTACCTAGAGGGCGCGCTTGTCAAATTTGAGGGGGCGCTATACCGAGCGATTCAGGATGTGCAGGCTGGAACGCCAGTCTCTGATGCCGCCTATTGGGAGAAGATTGGCGATTACTCGTCGATTGGCGAACTCGTGTCAGCCCTGTCTGCGCGCATGTCAACCGTCGAGACTGAGGTCGACCAGTTAACTGGCACTGTGTCGTCGCAGGCTCAATCGATCACGGCGCTGTCCGCCAGCGTCAATACGGCCGAGCAGAACGTGCAGACGGCGCAGCAGGCGGCGCAGGATGCGGCAACCCTGGCCGGCAGCAAGGGCAAGGTGATTGTCCAGTCGGCGGCGCCTGCAACGGCCGACCGGCTGGCACAAAACCTATGGATCGACACCACCAACAATGCCAACACGCCCAAGCGCTGGAGCGGCTCGGCGTGGGTCGCGGTGACTGACAAGGTGGCCACTGACGCCGCTGCCGCGGCAGCCAATGCCCTTTCGGGCTTGGCCACCAAGGCGGATGCGAGCGCGCTGCAGGCGCTCGACACGCGCGTGACCAGCGCTGAAGGCACGATTAGCTCACAAGGCCAATCGATTACCAGTCTGACCAATACGGTCGGCACGAAGACGCGCACCTATCGGCAGGCAACAGCCCCGACCACTGGTTTGACGGTGGGTGACCTGTGGATCAACACCACAGCTGGTCAGAACAACAAGCTGAGCCGCTGGAACGGTACGACCTGGGATGACACCACCGACCCGCGCATTCCCGCCGCGGCCACTGCGGAGGCCTTGAACAGCCTGAGCAACACGGTGACGCAGCAAGGCAACACGTTGACGAGCCAAGGGCAGTCGATCACCTCGCTGACCAACCGGGTGACCAGCGCCGAGAGCGTGAACACGGCGCAAGCCGGGGCCATTACCTCGCTGGATACCCGCGTGACCAGCACCGAGGGCACGCTGTCGAGCCAGGCCAGCCGCATCGACGGTATTTCCGCTCAGATCAACCCGCCATTGGCGGGCGATACCGGCTGGAATGCGGGCAGCACCGCGGTGCTGGCGGGCGTGTGGTCGGAGCAATCCGCTCGCGCGTCCGAGGATATTGCCCTGGGGCAGCGCATCGACACCGTGGTCGCCCAGGTGGGCCAGAACGCCGCGGCGATCAGTGCCGAGCAGACGGCCCGCGCTGATGCAGACGGCGCGCTGTCGACCCGCATCGACACCGCCCAGGCCAAGGCCGACAGCGCATCGGCCTCGGTGCAGACCGTCAGCCAGGCGCAGGCGACCATGGATGGCAAGCTGCAGGCGATGTACTCGGTGAAATTGGGCGTTACCAGTAACGGCCAGTACTACGCCGCCGGCATGGGGCTGGGCATCGAGAACACGCCGCAGGGGATGCAAAGCCAGGTTCTGTTCCAGGCGGATCGGTTTGCAGTGATCAACACCGCCAATGGCGTGATCAGCACGCCGTTCGTGATTCAGGGAGGCCAGGTGTTCATCAACTCGGCGGTGATCGGCGATGCGTCGATCACCATGGCCAAGATCGCGGACACCCTGCAATCAACGAACTTTGTTGCCGGGCAGCAAGGGTGGAGGCTTACCAAGTCCGGCACGTTCGAGATCAACGGCAGTGTGTCGGGGCAGGGGAGGATGAAGATCACCAACCAGCTGGTTGAGGTCTTCGACTCAAACGACATGAGACGTGTTCGACTGGGGATATGGGCATGAGTCAGGGACTGCAGATTTGGGATGCAGGGGGTACCATGGTTATGGACACTACTACAATAAACGGGCTGGTTATAGGTAACTTTGTAACATCTGCATCGAATGGTAGCTTGACGGACTCCAGACTTGGTAATGGGGTGCCTTTCATAATTAGTGCCCCGCTGTCCTTAGCTCCACAAAGTAAACCACCTGTAATTTGGGTTTCTGGTAGTACCATTTATTGGGAGTTTCCGCCTGGTTCTACTACCAATGTAAGTGCTTCTGTAATATACGGGGTAACATAATGAGCAGGGCCGGTCTGTCAATTACCAGGGACAACGGCAGCTTGCAGATAGACGATATGTTTATGACATACCGTTTAATAGCAAAAGGTTCTGTTTATGTCGCAGAGTTTAACGCTAATACTGGCAGCGGTGGTGCAACGCTGTCCATCACCGGTAAAAACCCAACTCTGTTTCTTTCAGGTGGGCCTTTAGTAGCAATTATAGGGAAAACAGTCAGCGGAGGGGTGCACACATGGAAGTTAATGGCAAAAACCTCTGGAACTGCTACATACTATATCTTTGACGAGCAAGTTTCAGCTGATTCTGGGTTCGGCCTCCAACTATTCGATGAGAGTGGAAGGCTTACTTTTGACTCATCCTCAAAACTTTTACGATTTGTAGGATCTTACCAGTTGGCGTGGGCGTCCGACGACTCGCTCACTTTACCGTCTGGGAGAACTTACGCAGTATCTAACAGTTCTACAGTTATTGGTATTCATGGGACGATACGAGGGGGAATGGTTATGAGCCTACTGCTTGCAAGCTCGGTTCGCGTTTCAGGTTCTTTGATTGAGGCAGGTACCTCTGTATTTGGGGTTATTCCACAGGACCCGGCGTATATGGAAAACCCACAGTATTACTACGGGAGAGCTGATACAGTGTTTACAAATATCATAGACGTGACAGGCTTTTAGTTCGCGACTCAAGAAACAACCCGCCTAGTTTTTATTGCCCACATGAAGGAAATGCCAATGGCACAACAGATCATCAATCTCGGCGCCACCGGAAGCGGCGCTGGCGGCGACAGCGCCCGCACGGCGTTCGAAAAGGCCATTGCCAACTTTGCCGAGCTGTATATCGCCGCGCTGCCCGGCACGGCGGCGCAGAAGAAAGCCGCGCGGGATATGTTCGGGCTCGGGGATGCGTCGACGCGGGCTGTTCTCGGCACCGTCTCCCAATCCTCTGGCGTACCCACGGGCGCCATCATCGAGCGCGGGAGCAATGCCAATGGGGAATACACACGATACGCGGATGGGACGCAAGAGTGCTGGGTCAGGGGTTCAACCGGGGTCGATGGGTTTAAGACATTCACGTTCCCGGCGCCCTTCGTTAATAGCAACGTAATTGGCGCGGCGCTGCTCACCTCATCGAGTGCGTCGGCTATCACGGCAAAGCGCGGAAGCAATAACGCATCCAGCTACACCCTTTACTTTATCCAGACGGCCACGACAGGCGCGACGTCGCTACTTCCAGCGGATATCCCTATTGACCTGATCTTCAAGGGTCGCTGGTACTAAGGAACCCATATGCACATCACCCTATCACCCGTCCGCCTGGACGAAACCCTGACTGCCTCCCTCGCCGGCGACGTGCTGACCCTCAACGGCGTAGCCTTCGACTTCGGCCCGCTGCCCGAAGGCGCCACGCTGCCCGCTGAGGCGATTGATTCGCCGTGGATCGTCGGTCCCGTGTCGCGCATCGACGGCGATCTGCACCTGACCCTGCGCCTGCCGCACGGGCCAAACCCGTCGCAGGCTGTGGCGTTCCCTGCGCCGCTTACTGTGCTGGGAGACGGCCCGATTCCGCTGCCGTTCGATCCTAAGCCGGAAGTCATCGAAAACCCTGTAGTAGCGGAGGCGTCCGTATGACCATCAACTGGAGCCAATTGAAAACCGCGGAACAGAAGGCAGCGGAGGCAGAAGCAGCCGAGCGAAAGCGGGTCAACGCAGAATCTAGGGCGTATCTTTTGTCTACCGACTGGTATGTGGTCCGCATGCAGGAGACTGGCGTGCCCATACCGGACGACATCCTGCTTGCCCGCCAGGCTGCAAGGGATCACGTGGTGGATTAAGGGTAAGCCCTATTCAAGTCCATCTAATAGCCCCGCCAGCCGGGGCTTTTTTCTGTCTGGAAGAAAATCATGACCCTCTCTGAAATACGAGAGCGAGCCATAGCGCCCGCTCTCGCGCTGCTGCCTGCGCGGATGTCGAGCCGAGAGGCCGAGATCATGCTGCTGGCTATCGGGCTGCAGGAAAGCAGCTTCGTCCACCGTCGGCAGATGGGCAACGGCCCGGCTCGGTCATTCTGGCAGGGTGAGCTCGGCGGCGGAATGGTGGCTGGCGTTCGCACGCATGATGCCACCAAAGCCCATGCCGCTGCGCTGTACCGTGCGCGTGGCGTTGCTCCTGACAACCGATCTATCTGGACTGCCATCGAGCATGACGACGTGCTGGCCGCTGGCCTGGCTCGCCTGTTGCTGTGGAGTGATCCCTGCCAGCTTCCGAGCTCGGATGACGTGGAAGGCGCTTGGCGGCTGTACCTGAGGACGTGGCGCCCGGGCGCATACGACCGCGGCACTGCTGAGCAACGCGCCGAGCTCCGCGCCAAGTGGGGGCGTAACTTCGCCGCTGCCGTGCGCGAGGTGATGCGATGACCGCCTGGCTGAAGTTCGTTCCAAGCTGGGCCTTGTGGGTGCTGGCTCTGGCCGTTGTAGCCGGTGGGCAACAGATCAGGGTGCTATCGGCTCAGTCTGTAGCCTCGAAGGCACAGGCCGAGCACCAGACCCATCTGCGACAGGTTGCCGAGGCCAATGCCTCGGTGATCCTCAAGCAGCAGGCCGATCGGCTCGCACTCGAGCAGCGCCTGGCCAAGGCCGACCAACAATCAACCGAGAAACTGACCCATGCACTCACCGAAAACGATCGCCTCGAGCGCCTGTATAGCTCTGCTGACGATGAGCGTCGCCGCCTGCGGATCGAAGTCAAGGTTGCCCGAGCCGATGCCGTCGTGTCCGCCGCCACCAGCGCCGGCCGCGTGGGCGATGCAGCCAGCGTCGAACTCAGTGCAGCAGCTGGATCAGCTGTTTGGGATATCCGCCGAGGAATGAAGCAGGACCAGGCCGCTCTCGAGTATCTGCAGGAGTGGGCGAGGGAAGTAACGAAGGGGAATTGAGATTGCCCGGACGGGCTGAGATGGGCGCGGTTTGCTGTCTAATACTAGCTCGGCATGCCGCGAGTTTGCTGGGCTGTAAAGGCGCTATCTCGACGTTGAGTTTTAGACCGCGGCCCGCTGAACGCCAGATTTGGCGCGGCCTTGCGCCTGATTCTTCCGCTACTGCTGCATCATGGGCGTATGGGCGGAGAGATCGGCGTTGGACTTGGTCATCGGCGTGGGTGT